AGATGGCTCCCCGACACACTGGATCGGGACTCCATCGCCGTCTACCTGAAAGGGGGTACCAAAGACACGCCGCGCAAGAAGCTCACCACGGCCCAGCGCACCAAACGCTGGAGAGACAACAAACGCAAACTTCGTCAACAGGAAAACATGAAAGGACTTTTCAAATGAGCCTCCCGAAATACCACAACCCGCTCGCCCCAAATGTCTCCGACCGTGACATGAGCTTCGTCGGCGAGTCCATGCAAGTGGGCCAGCAGCTGACTGAGGCAGAACATCAGAGAGCGCGCAACGACTTCATCGAAGGTATGGGCCACGCCAACATCGCGCTCGGCCCGCAGGACCCCGTCAACCCCCTCGACGTGCAAGTCGGTGGCGGCCACTACAAGGGCAAAGCCATCCAGCCGGTCGAGTACATCTCTGCCAACAACCTCAACTTCCTGGAAGGCTGCATCGTCAAGCGCATCACTCGCTGGCGCGACAAGAACGGCATCGAGGACCTGCAGAAAATCAAGCACGAGGTCGACCTGCTGATCGCCATGGAGCAGAAGTATGGCAACGCCCGAAGCGGCAGTTAAGAAGCGTGTGCGCCTGATCCTGGCGCACCACAAGGCCTACTTCAGACAGCCTGTCACCGGCGGCTACGGCCACGGTGGCCAGCTGGACTTCTACGCGTGCCACGCCGGACGCTACATCGGCATCGAGACCAAGTCCATCCACAGCAGCCACAAAGTCACGGCGCTGCAGCAAGCAGAGATCGACGCCATCCGCGCAGCCGGCGGCATCGCACTCGTCATCAACGAAACCAACTACCACGAACTTGAAGAGGTACTCAATGAACACCGCATTTGAAAACATGACCCAGGAAGAGAACGACTTCTTCGAACGCATGAAGACCGCCCCGGAGAGCGAGCGCGAGATCTTCCGCAAAGCGCTCAACATCATGATGACCTGCTTCGGCGAGAACCCGCCCGGCGCCGTGCTGGTGCTGCACGTCATGCGTGACATGGGCGTCATGGAGATCCACGGCTTCAACGTCCAGCAAGGCGAGCCGCCGCAGATGCTGGAGTTTGCGCTGAACCACACGCTCTCTACGCTCGGCGCTTCAGACACGACGGTGCAGTGATGAAGCACGGCGAAGTAAAACTGATCGACGGCAAGCGTGTGCCGACTCCAGAGTACCGCGCTTGGCAAATGATGAAGAACCGTTGCTACAACACGCGCTCGAAAGACTACCCCTACTACGGTGGGAGGGGTATCGCCGTGTGCAAGCGGTGGGTTGATTCTTTTCCAAACTTTTTGGAGGACATGGGGCGTCGTCCTTCACCGCTGCACACGCTCGACAGAATTAAAACTGCGCGGGGGTACTCGCCGAGCAACTGTCGGTGGGCAACACGCAAGGTGCAGTCGCGCAATCGTCCGTACGCAAAAACCAAGGTGTGGGTACTAGCCGCGCTGCTCAATGTAGACGAAACAAGCGCACGTAACTCGCTGAACCGGGTGCGTGCAAAAGATCGCGGGCGGGCCTGGGGGCAAATATCTCCAGAAAGAGAAAAAGTAGTTCGTGCGTACATGAAGAAAGCAAAAATATGAGCGTTCCTTTTACTCAAATTCTCGTCTTGGACTTCGAGTCGAGGTATAGCAGAAAGCCGCGCGACTGGTGCCCCGATGGGTACACGCTGTCATCCAGCACCACCGAGGAGTACGTGCGCTCGCCGCTGTTCCGGGACTTCGGCGCGTCGATCAAGCAGTTCAAGCCCGACTCCGCTGTGGCGCAGTGGTACCGCCCCGATGAGTTGCGCCGGGTGCTCAAGACCTACGACTGGACCAAGACTGCGGTGGTGGCACACAACGCTGCCTTCGACATCTCCATCCTGGCGTGGCATTACGGCATCCAGCCGGCGTTCATCTTCGACACGCTGTCCATGTCCCGGGCGCTGCGCGGCACGCGTGGCAAGAACGGCTTGGCTGCACTGGCGGCCGACTTCGGTCTGCCTGAAAAGGGCACCGCCATCGGACTGTCTGACGGCCTGTGGGAGTTGCCGCTGGGCATCGAGCGCCAGCTGGCCGACTATTGCAACCACGACGTGTGGCTGTGCGAGGAGGTGTTCAAGCGGTTCTTGATGATGCGCGCGCACGGCGAACGCGGGGCGGGGGTGTACGACTTTGATGTCGCCTACGACATGAAGAACTGGGTCTACCCCATCAAGGAACTGCGCCTCATCGACATGACATTGCGCATGTTTGTGCGCCCGCTGCTGGAGCTCGACACCGAGATGCTGGGCGACGCGCTCGAAGAGGAGAAGGACACACGTGAGCGCTTGCTCACACGCCTGGGCATCACCGACGCCGATCTGGCCAGCAACGACCGCTTCGCCGAGATCCTGCGCACGCTGGGGGTCAACCCGCCGCTGAAGAAAAAGAACGCCACGCAGAAGACGCCGAACCCGGTGGGCTTCAACTTCGCATTTGCCAAGAACGACGCGGGCTTCCAGGCGCTGATGGCTCACGAGGACGACAACGTCGTCTCCCTGTGCGAGGCGCGGCTCAAGGTCAAGTCCACCACGGAGCGCACGCGGGCGCAGCGGTTCATTGACATCTCCCGTCGCGGCACGCTGCCTGTTCCCCTGCACTACTACGGCGCCATCACCGGGCGCTGGGCGGCGTCCAAGGGCGAGGCCATCAACATGCAGAACCTCAAGCGCGGCTCGTTCCTGCGCAAGGCCATCATGGCGCCCGAGGGTTACGTGATCGTGGTGGTTGACTTGTCCCAGATCGAGCCGCGGGTGCTGGGGTGGCTGGCCGACTACGACGAACTGCTGGAGATCTTCCGCTCGGGCCAGGACGCCTACGCCATGTTCGGCTCTCAGATGTTCAACATCCCGGGCATGACCAAGGAAACACACCCGCTGCTGCGTCAGAGCGCGAAGAGCGCGCTTCTGGGCGCTGGGTATGGCCTGGGGTGGGCGAGCTTCGCTGCGCAGCTTCTGGTGGGTTTCCTGGGGGCTCCGCCCGTGCGCTACGACAAAGCGTTCGCCAAGGCGCTGGGGGTCACGCCGGAGTACATCGAGCGCTTCCTGGACTGGGACGAGAACCTCAAGCAGATGGGCGAGATCCAGCACAACTGCACGACGCAGGAACTGCTGGTGCACTGCGTGGCGTCCAAGAAGATCATCGACATCTACCGCGCCACAGCAGCGCCCGTGAAGGGCTTCTGGGACATGTGCACGGAGTTGATCCACAGCGCGCTGGCCGACGGTCAGGAGTACAACCACAAAGGCGCGCTGCTGTTCCGAAAGGAAGAGATTGTGCTTCCCAACGGCATGTCAATCCGCTATCCTAATCTCCGTCAAGAAGTGGATACGGAAGCCGCAGAGCGCGGCGTGAAGCGCAAGCAGTGGGTGTATGGCGACGGTGCAGAGACAACGAAGCTCTACGCCGGCAAAGTCACGAACAACGTGACCCAGGCGCTTGCGCGAATCGTGATGACCGACGGGTTGCTGAAGGTCTCCACGAGGATTCCGCTCGTGGGTACGGTGCACGACGAAGGTCTGGGCATCGTGAAGAAGGAAGAGGGCGAGAAGGCTCTGGGCTGGATGATCCGGCGCATGACCGAGGAGCCGAAGTACATGCCGGGGATCCCCCTGGCCGCTGACGGTGGCGTCCATCGTAGATATGGCATGGCGAAAAACTAGGAGAAGCAAATGGCAAACGGAATCCTCGACGATCCAGACACGACCTTGCTGAAAGCAATCATTGGCACGTTGGTGCACAAGCTAGGTGGCAGTGTGGTGTTCACGCAGGAAGACTTCGACAACATCGCGGGCTTCGTCATTGGCGAGCGTTGGGTGAGCCCCGACGCGTTTCAACTCGAAGTCGTTCTACCTACAGACAAGCGCCTGCCAATGCCCAAGGAGAAAGCACAATGATCCTTCCCTACAAGTTCAAGCTCCCAGGACAGACGTATGACGTCGCGATCTTCATGCAACGCAGCCGGAATACCGGACACACCCTGCCCAGGCTGGGCATTGTGCAAGTGGCCACTCGCACCGTTACAGGCCCGCGCAAGCCGGAGGACATCCAGCTGACCTTCTGGCACGAAGCCACGCACGCCATCCTCTTCGACATGGGCAGCCCGCGCTGGGGCGACGAGGGGTTCGTCACCGAGTTCAGCAAGCGCCTCGTCATGCTCATCAACACAGCGGAGTTCAAATGAGCACCGACCTTGTCACGGTCTGCTGCGAGGGCTGCGGCCCTTGTGGAACCAAGCTTATCGACTTCGTTACACATCAGACGCAAGCACAGCCGGGAGACCCGTGGGTTGTGGTGGCTTCGCACCCGCAGGTGGTTAGCACCTGCTGTGGTTCAACGGTGGAAGTCTGGGATGAGCGCAAGCAAGAAGTGGTGGGTGTGGTCAGCGTCGAGCTTATGGTCGACCCCATCACACAGTACTACACCGACCGCAACAACAGTGGCCTCGCGGCCAAAGCACCATGAGCAAACCATACGTCCACAGCCACACGGCCGTCGACTCCGCGAGGTTCAAATGAAGAAGCTCTGGAAACCCGTGCCCGGGTACGAGGGGCTGTACGAAGTGTCTTCAGCAGGTGAGGTCTGTAGCGTCCCTCGAGAAGTTCTGCGCAGGTACGCCGATGGCCACACGTCGATGGTCCACAGGACGGGGCGTCTACTGAAGCAGTACACCAACGAAGACGGGTATCGCTCTGTGCGACTCAGTCGTGACGGAAAGTCTCGGACATTCACGGTGGCGCGTGTGGTGCTGTGCGCCTTTGTCGGTGAGCCTGCAGAAGGGCTTGAAGCGGCGCACAAGAACCACAGACGCTCCGACAATCGTCTGCGCAACCTGGAGTGGGCGACGCGTCTGGAAAACGAGCAGCAGAAGGATGCTGCCGGGCGCCGCCCCACGGTGACCTGGGCCAAACTCAACAAGAACGCTGCAGCGCGGATTCGAAGTATGCGCATCACAGGCCAAACCTACAAGAACATTGCCGCCCAGTTCGGGTGTCATCTATCAACTATCGCGCTTGTTTGCGCAGGGAGGACGTGGAAATGAGTAAGCCGTACGTGCATTCGCACACTAGCATCAAGGAATTTACCCAATGTCCGAGAAAGTTCGAAGCCAAGCGCATCCTGAAGCTTTACCCCTACGTGCAGAGCGAAGCGGCGCGCTACGGCGACGAGGTGCACAAGGCACTCGAAGACCACACCAACCTGGGGGAGCCGCTGCCCAAGAAGCACGAGCAGTTCCTGCCGGTGATCCAGGCGGTGCTGGCCAAGCCCGGGCGCCACAAGGCCGAGCTTGCAGTGGGGGTGCGCCGTGACCTGAGCCCCTGCGACTTCTTCGACAAGAAGGTCTGGCTGCGCGGCAAGATCGACCACATCGCCATCGACGATGACGACCTCAAGGCCTGGGTGGTGGACTGGAAGACGGGCAAGAACAAGTACCCCGACTTTGACCAGATGACGCTCATGTCCCTGTTCACCTTCGCCCACTACAACCACCTGCGCCAAGTCAACTCAGCCATCATCTACCTGCTCTACAACGACTTGAAAAAGGCGATCATGACGATCGACAACGTGGAGAAGCAGTGGTGGAAGTTGAAGGAGAAGACGGCGAGAATCGAGAAAGCGATCGAAGTCGGGCAGTTCCCGCCAAAGCCCGGCCCCCTGTGCCCGTGGTGCGAACACACCGCGTGCGAACACCATCCGAAACATTGAGGTGAACCATGACCCAAGTGAATGGCAAACGTGACTACAAGCATCAGTACAAGCTGGAGAAGGCCCGAGGCGAGACCAAGGACCAGATCGAGCGCCAGCGTGCACGGCGTGAGTACGACAAGGCCGGCATCGAGCGTGACGGCAAACACATCGACCACAAGACTCCGATCCGCAAAGGCGGCAAGAGCACCAAGGGCAACACGCGGCTGCGCGCGCCCAAGGCGAACATGAGCGACAACGGGCATTGAAGTGGACTACCACCCCAACCAAAAGTACCGCACCCTGCAGGACGTTTTGAACAACACGACGACCACCGCTTCGGGGTGCAAAGAGTGGCGAGGGCGGATGCACCGCAAAGGCTACCCACCATGCAACGTGGGCGGTCTTTTCGAGTCACAAGCGTTGCACCGCGAAGTGCATCGCTTGGCTACGGGAGAGCGGCCATCAATGGTTCTGCACACCTGCGACAACCCACGTTGCATAAACCCCGATCACCTGCAGAGCGGTGATGCGCTGAGCAACAAAGAAGACTGCGTGCGCAAAGGCCGGCATGCGTTCGGTTCGCGTAACGGTAACTCGAAATTGGACGAGGCTCGGGTCTTGCAAATGCGTGCAAAGCGCAGCACGGGGCTCTCCTACGCAGCGTTGGCGCAAGAGTTCAAAGTATCGAAAGCCACGGTCTGGCGCGTTCTATCAAAACAAAACTGGAGAAGCTAGTGGAAATCATTGACAACAAAGCCGTGCTGCTCAAGACACGGTACCCGGAGAAGTTCGCGATCATCCCCAAGCACAAGATATTGCGAGAGATCCCCGGAGGCGCAGAGATACTTGTGCACTTCGGCCTCGATGAAGTGCGCGTTCTGCGCAACATGGGGTTCACCAAAGTGCCCTCGCCCATCACCGGGCGCTACGACTGGCCGGGGCGCTACAAACCTGCGCAACACCAGATCGAGACTGCCGCCTTCGCCACACTGCACAACCGCTGCTTCGTGCTCAACGAGCCCGGCACCATGAAGACGATCAGCGTGCTGTGGGCGGCCGACTACCTCATGCGCCTAAAGCGCGTGCGTCGCGTCCTGGTGCTGTGCCCCATGTCGATCATGTACACGGCGTGGATTGCGGACATCATGAACAGCGTCGTGCACCGCAGCGCGATCGTGGCGCACCACAGCAAGGCCTCGCGTCGCATCGAGATGATCCAGGGCGACTACGAGTTCGTGATCACCAACTACGAGGGCCTGAACCTGATCGCCCACGAAGTGCGCGCCGATGGTCGCTTTGATCTGGTGATCGTCGACGAGGCCAACGCCTACAAGAACACGAACACCCGGCGCTGGAAGGCGCTCAACTCGATCTTGAAGCCCGAGACTCTGCTGTGGATGATGACGGGTACCCCCGCCTCGCAGTCGCCGGTGGACGCGTACGGTCTGGCCAAGCTGGTGTCTCCCGAGCGTGTGCCGAAGTTTGTAACCGCGTGGAAAGAGAAGGTCATGAACAAGGTGACCCAGTTCAAGTGGGTGCCCAAGCCCAACGCACGCGACATGGTGTTCGAGGCGCTGCAGCCGGCCATCCGCTTCGCGAAGAAGGACTGCCTGGATCTGCCGCCAGTGATCACCGAGACGCGCCACATCGAGATGTCACCACAGCAGAAGAAGTACTACGACATGCTCAAGACGCAGCTGCTGGTGCGCACGGGCGGTGAGACGATCAGCGCGGTGAATGCCGGCGTGGCCGTGAGCAAGCTGCTGCAGATCAGCGCTGGTGCTGCGTACACCGACGATCACGAGGTGGTGGAGTTCGATGCAGGCCCCCGGCTGCACGCGGTGCGTGAGATCCTGGAAGAGACCGACCGCAAGGTCATCATCTTCGCGCTGTTCCGCTCGAGCATGGACACCATCCACGCGGACCTCAACAAGCACGGCATCACCTGCACCCAGATCCACGGCGACGTGAGCGCCGGCAAGCGGGCACGTATCATCGAGGACTTCCAGTCGACGGACCTCACCCGGGTGCTGGTCATGCAGCCACAGGCCACGGCACACGGCATCACGCTGACTGCTGCGGACACGGTGATCTTCTACGGCCCCGTCATGAGCGTGGAGCTTTACCTGCAGTGCATCGCACGGGCCGACCGCAAGGGGCAGACCAGCGACAGCGTTCGGGTGATCCACATCGAGTCCAGCCCAGTCGAGCAGAAGATGTTCAAAGCGGTCTCCGCGAAAGTGAGCGACCACACACTTCTGGTCGATTTGTTCCAAAGCGAATTTAACGTCTGAAAGGACTTGCACATGAAAAAATAGCCGCTATGATTGTCAAAGGTTTTACAGATTCACTTCATCAGGAGCAAGCAATGAGCACCACCGAAACCCCGACGGTTCCTCTGGACCGTCTGGCCAAAACGTATCGCAAGATCCGCGATGCCAAGGCCGCACTCACCACGGACTACGACACCAAGCTGGCGGCCCTGGACAGTCAACTCGATATCGTGGCTGACGCCATGAAGGAGCAGATGAAGGCCGCAGGCGTCACCTCCGTGAAGACCGAGGAAGGCACCGTCATCCTCAGCAAGCAGACGCGCTACAGCGTGCAGGACTGGGACGCCTTCAAAGCGTTCGTGATCCAGCACGACGCGCTGGACCTCTTCGAGCGCCGCGTTGCGCAGAAGAACACGGAGCAGTTCCTTGAACAGAACCCCGACGTGGCCATCCCCTCGCTCATGTCCGACGCCAAGTACGTCGTGAGCGTTCGCAAACCAGGAGCAAAGTGATGAAAGCACTCATGATCGACATCGAGACCCTGGGCCTGCACCCCACCGCTGTGGTGCACCAGATCGGTTTCTGCGGTGCAGACCTCTCCACCGGCAAGTACGAGTACCCACCAACGAACTTGTACTTGAAGACAACGGCCCACACGGGCGTGGACTTCGAGACGGTGTGCTGGTGGATGCGCCAGAGTGACGCTGCGCGCAACGCAGTGTTTCCTGCAGACGTGTATCGCATGACCGTGCAGGAAGCACATGAGGTGCTGAAGGACGCGTACGAACAGATGGGGGGCAAGGATGCGGGCGCCACGGTGTGGGCCAGCCCCGCCATGTTCGACCTGCCAATGCTCACGCACACCTTCGGCACAGTGATCCCCGAGCCGGGAGACGTGAAGCCCTGGCCCTACTACATGGAGCGCGACCTCATGACGCTCTACAAGATGCTCGACCCGGAGAAGTTGCTCAAACCAACGAACCCGATCGAACATGACGCCGCATCTGATGCGAAGGCTCAGATGGATCACCTGATCGCAATTTTCCAAGCCAACTCAACCCTCTTGCAAGGAGCAAAATAATGGGTACCGAAGTCACTCTGTTCGGCAGCAAACTGCCTGCCCACCTGCGCGCCAAGTCCGAAGCGCTGTCCTCGACCGCACTCGCCCTCATGGGCAGCGCGGGGGGTGGCAAGCGCATCTCCATGAAGAACGGCGTCTGGCGTCTGCTCGACAACGGCAAGGAAATTGCCCAGGTCGAAGAGCGCTATCTGGACGTGGTCATCATCAAGGCCGCCCCCAAGGTCTCCCGCGTGCTGTACCTCGGCGCGTACGACTCGGCCAACACGGCGCCGCCCGACTGCTGGAGCGCTGATGGCGACACGCCCGACGCGTCGATCAAGGAACCCCAGTCCAAGACCTGCGCCAAGTGCGAGCAGAACGTGGCTGGCTCCGGCAAGGGCAACAGCCGCGCGTGCCGCTTCCAGCAGCGCATCGCCGTGGTAACTGCCAGCGATTTGGTCGAGAACGGCGAGAAGGCCAACGTGATGAACTTCACCGTGCCGGCCACCAGCCTGTTCGGCAAGGCCGAGGGCGACAAGCGTCCGCTGCAGGAATACGCTCGCTGGCTGGGCGCCCAGAAGCTGGGCCCCGAGATGCTGGTGACGCGCATGAAGTTCGACACCTCGGATGAGACCGAGGGCCAGAAGGTCGTGTTCAAGGCCATGCGCTACCTGGAGCAGGAAGAGTTCGACGCCATCGAAGTGCTGGCCGAGTCCGACGACGCGCTCAAAGCCATCACGATGACCGTGGCCCAGGCCGACGGTGTGACCAAGCCGGCCGACGCGGTGGAAGGCAAGCCCCCGCAGAAGAAGTCCGAGGAAGATGCACCGCCACCTGCAGCGAAGTCGCGCGCCAAGCCGAAGCCAAAGGCCGAGGAAGACGACGCGCCCCCGCCGGCTGCGAAGTCGAAGCCGGCTGAAGAGGACGAAGATGCGCCGCCACCTGCTGCGAAGTCGAAGGCGAAGCCGGCCCCACCTGCAGCCGACGAGGATGAGGCCCCTGCGGTGCGCAAGGACCCCAAGGAAAAGGCTGAGACCCCCAAGGCAGACCTCGCGTCGGTCGTGGATGGTTGGGACGACTGATTGAGCACAGGGGCTTCGGCCCCTGTTCAACACCATGCCATACCATCCCAAAGTCGTCGCCCACATCAAGAAGCTGCCCATGACCAACATGGGCGCTGCTCTCGGGCGCTGGGCGATCTACTACGACCTGCCAGTCATGAAGGTGGCTGTTGCTCTGGGGGTCACGCGACAGAGCGTGTACAACTGGATGAAGGGCGGCGAGATCTTCGACGCTTACAAGCCTCGTGTGCAGACCCTGATCAAGATCATGGAACACGCCCACGCCACGAACAAATCCTCGGAATACGTCTGGAGAACAGCATGTCAGGAATTCAAAATTACCACCACATGACCAACCTCGAGTTGGCAAAGTTGGTGGACAACAACGGGGTGGGGGCAGCGACCCCTGAGCTTCTGGAGCACGTCGCGCTCCGTTTCATCGAGCTCTTTCGCAACGGTGGTCTTACCCACGCCGGAAACCAAGTAACCCGCGTCCCCTTCGTCGTCAGCTGACCCCCAAGGACTCATATGAACCCGCTTGAGTTCCTTGCGGCGGTTTTGCCGTCGTCGGGTCACGGCCACTACTGCGTGGCGGAATTGAACACCGCTCGCAAGCAGCATGTCTTCGTCGAGGACCTGCAAGAAATCAAGCCCCACGTCAAGCAGTGGCTGGCAAAGAAGCGCGACGTGTACTTCGCGCTCTCCACATTCGCAGACCCCGCCAACGGGCGTAAGGCCGACAACGCCGAGCACATCAAGGCGCTGTTCATCGACATGGACGGCTACGAGAGCAAGAAGGCTGCCGGCGAGGCGCTGTTCGGTTTCCTGGCCAAGACCGGCCTGGATGAATTCGGCACACCCCACATCCTGTCATCGGGCGGCGGGCTGCACGCCTACTGGCCCTTGAGTCAGGTGGCCGAGATCGCGCAGTGGAAGCCTGTGGCCGAGTCGTTCAAGCGCCTGTGCAAACAGGAAGGCCTGTCCATCGACATGACTGTCACCGCCGACGCGGCGCGCGTGCTGCGCATCCCGGGCACCTTCAACTTCAAGGCCAAGTACGGCGAGCCTCGCCCGGTCAAGGTGCTGCAGGTAGGCGACGCCAAGGTCGATCTGCGCCGCTTCGGCGCCACGGTGCGCGGGCTGCTGCGTGAAGAGTTCGCACCCCCATCAAACAACCACGTTCTCTCCGGCATTGCGCTACCCGGCGCAGCCCCCACGCGCAAGAACAGCGCCAAGTCCACGACGGCCGAGGCGTTGATGGGCAACTCGCTCACACGCTTCGAGACCATCTGGCTCAAGACCGAGAAGGGCAGCGGCTGCGCCCAACTCGACTACTACATGCACAACGCGCAGGACGACGGCATGGAGCCGCTGTGGCGCGGCCTGCTCTCCCTGGCCAAGGTGTGCGAAGACGGCGAGGAGTACGCCGCCAAACTCTCGGCGCTGCACCCCTACACCCCGCAACGCACCCGCGAGAAGCTCGACAGCATCAAGGGCCCGTACCCCTGCGTGAAGCTCGACGGCGAGAACCCCGGCATCTGCGGCGGCTGCGCCCACTGGGGCAGGATCACCAACCCGCTGGCGCTAGGCCGTGAAGTGGCTGTGGACAATGAGCCGCGCCAGATTGAGGTGCCGACGACGAAGGCAGCGCCTGCACACGAGGATGATGACGAGCCCGCGATCAAGCCCACCACGCGCAGCTTCACCCGGCCGGCACCCCCGAAGGGTTTCGACTACGGCCGCCACGGCGGCGTGTACCGCACGGTGGAGTTGGAAGACAGCACCGGCCAGAAGTCCAAGGTCCAGGTTGTCGTGCTGCCCTATGACCTGTACGTGGTCGAGATGCTGCGCATGGAAGCCAACGAGAAGTTCGCCCACCTCATGGCGATCAAGCCCTGCGGCCCGGAAGACGACGAAGGCAAACGTCCGATGGAGTACATCCCGATCCTGCTGCCCCAGAAGACGATCGTGTCCAAGGACGAGTTGCTCAAGGTCCTGGCCGGCTTCGGCGTGACGGCCGCCAACGGCAAGTTCAACGACCCCTTCCTCTACGACTACGTGCGCGGCGCTGTGGAGCAGGCGGGCATGGAGCGCGAGGCCATCGACGTGCCGATCCAGTTCGGCTGGCAGAAGGACCGCAGCTTCGTCTACAACAACAGGATCTTCCGCGCTGACGGCAACACGCTGCCCGTGCCCATGCCGGGCCTGGAGAACATCAACCGCGTCACCGACGCCAAGGGCACCATCGAGGAGTGGCGCGGCTTCTGGGAAGTCATGGTCAAGCGCAAGATGCACACGATGCTGGCGCTGTGCCTCAACGCCTTCGGCTCCACGCTCATGCACTTCAGCGAGTACGAGGGCTTCGTCTGGCACATCGGCTCCACCGCCTCAGGCACCGGCAAGTCGCTCACGCTGACCGCCATCGCAAGCGTCTGGGGGCACCCGATCCGTTACCGCACCGGCAAGGGCACCTCCCAGGTCGCCATGCAACAGCGCGCAGGCCTGCTCAACAGCCTGCCCTTGCTGATCGACGAGATCACCACCAAGGCCCGCAACGACGTGGAGTGGATCCCCGAGTTCATCTTCAACATCTCCGAGGGCCAGGGCAAGGAGCGCATGGAGTCCGGCGCCAACCGCGAGCGGGTGAACAACAGCACCTGGGCGCTGTCCTGCACCATGACCTCAAACACCCACCTGACGGACGTGCTCACCGGCGCGCGCAAGCACTCCAGCAACGGCGAGGTGATGCGCATGCTGGAGTGGAACCCCACCAAGCAGCTGAACTTCACGGATGAGGAGCGTGAGCACATCGGCGCCATGCGCCAGAACTACGGCGTGGCGGGCGAGATGTGGGTCCAGTATCTGGTGTCCAACTACACCACGGTGCGCAAGGTCTGGGACCGCACGCACGACCTGCTGCGCGAGCAGATGGGCTTCGCCGACGAGGAGCGCTACTGGCACTCGGCCTGCACCGCGGTCATCGCGGCGGCCATCCTGTGCAGTTCCAAATACGCCGGGATCATCGATGTGCCTGTGCAAGGCGTGATGGACGCTCTGCTGGGGCTGGTGAACAAGGCCCGCGAGAACCACAAGAAGTCTGTGCGCACCGCCGAGGATGTGCTCTCCAGCTTCATCGGGGACCACAACGGGCGCTTCGTCACCGTGCGCCGCGACGAACTGGGCAAGACCAAGGCCGAGCTTGGCATGGACCTCTCCACCCGCAGCAGCACCAAGGGCTCGGTCATGGGCCGGGTCGAACTGGGCGTCAAGAACGAGACCAAGGACTTCTACATCGAGGAGCAGCTGATGCGCCAGCACTGCGCGGCCATGAGCTTCGGCTACGCGGACTTCAAGCGCCAGATGATCGAGCTCGTGCGCACCCGCCGCGCCAAAGGCCAGATGTACGAGGTCAAGTTCGAGGTGAAGAAGAACCTGACCGCCGGCACCGACTCACCCGAGATGCGGGTCAACACCATGCGCTTCAGCGCCCCGATGGGAGCCTTTGGTGAAGATGACGTGGCCGTGGAACAGGCTTGAAGTGGGCCAGGGCTTCTTCGTGCCCTGTGTCGACGTGGCCAAGGTCCGCGAAATCGGCCTCAGGGCAGCCGTAGGCGCTCGGGTGAGGGCAGAGGGTCGCCCCGCCATCGTTCGAGGCGCCTACGGCGTTTGGTTCAGCCGCCTGCCCGACGCTGTGCGTCGCGGATCTGGCGCGCCAGCGTCAACTCCACCTGCCGCAGACGGTCCACCTGATCCCGCTTCTGATCCGGGGTGAGTTCCTTGTTGGCCAGGATGGCGCGGCGCACCTGGGCCAACTCCCCCATCTGCTGGCGGAACGCGCCGCCGGTGGCGTTCAAGGCGATCTGCATGCTGAAGTCCTGGGCGAACTTCTGTGCGTCGGCGCGCCGGCCCTGCTCGATCATGCGCTTGTAGGTCTGGGTGGCCTGCTGCCACGACTCGATGTCCTTGTAGGCCTCGTCGATCACGCCCCGGCCGTCGGTGGGCTGGAACAACGCCCCGATCAGCGGCAGCTGGTTCGCAGTCTTGGTGGCGCCGTCGGCCAGCGCCTCGGACGGGTTCGCCATGCGCAGCGCGAAGTTGGAGAGGCCAACCAGTGTCAAGCCCAGCCCGCCCGTGTAGCCGCGCAGCAGGTAGTCGATCTGCACAGGTGAGAGCACCTCGGCCTTGCCCAGGATCTTGGCAAGCTCGGTCGTGTTGTCCCGGAAGCGCTCGCCCTTCTGCACCGTCTGTTCGCGCCGGCCCTCGATGCTGTCGCCCGTGTAGAAGGAGTAGTTGGCCATGACCTCGATGGCCGGCTTGATGGCCTGGGGCATGCCGATCGGCAGGGAGTTGTAGGCCAGGGCGCCCATGGCTTTGGCTGCGTCTTTGGTCTGCGTGTCGCCGAACGCGGTGTTCAGCATGACCTCGGGCAGCGCCTTGAACGCGAAGCCCAATTCGAACGGGATCGGCACCTTCAGCGGCTGGTCCAGACCCGGCAGCGGCAGGAACCAGTTCTGCGCGCGCTCCTGCGGCGTGGCGTTCTTGTAGGCATCGTCGTCCTGCATCATGGCGGTGTAGGCCAGGGTGCCGGCCATCATCATGGCGCCGCGCTGGATCAGCTTGCGCTGCACGTCCAGCTTCTTCTCGAAGGTCGTCTGCCCCTTGGCCGCCCGGTAGATCACATCCAGGCCCTGCACCTGCGCGTTGAAGAACGGCACCAGCATGGACATCATCTGCATGGTGGGCGACAGGCCCTTGCGCGCGAAGTTCATCGACTCCAGCGCGGCCAGCGTGGACTGCATGTGCGTCATGCCCTGCTTGCGGAACTTGTCGTAGAGCACGGCGCGGGTGGCGGTGTCGCCCTGCATGGCGAACTTGTCGGCCGCCATCATCACCTTGTGCCAAGCCGACTTGCCTTGGGCCACGTCGCGCAGGATGCGCGCCTGATCCTGCTGGTCGCCGGTGATCACGTTGGAACTGACTGCACCTGCGCGCTCCAGGCCGTCGGCCGCTGCGCTCTTGCCCTGCACGATCTTGGAGAGTTCCTTCACGCTGCTGACCACCGGGGTGAAGTTGCCGCCGGAGACAAGCCACGCGTTGATAGGTTCGCGGATGATCTGGCGGATGGCGTAGGCCGGCGCCCGGGTGATCATGGTGCGCAGCAAGTTGGCCGGGATCTGCATGGCACGCAGCGCCGCGGGGATCGTGGTCTTGATGCCTTCCAGGCCCTTGACCAGCAGTTCGGCCGGCACGCCCCACTCTTCGACAGCCTGCTCGATGTTGAGGTGCACCTGCTCGCCGTTGACCTTGAAGTTGACGCTGGTGCCGTTGTCGGGCCCGGTGTTCTTGCGGATCTTGCCCACACCCAGGGTCTGCAGCATGTTGCTAAGTTCCATGGTCTGCTTGTTGCGCAGCGCCATGTCGATCAGCATCGAGGTGTTCTGCATCGCGCCGGTGAAGAACGGCAGGATCTTGTCATTGCCGCCCACCAGTTCCTTGAGGTAGGGCTGGTCCTTGATGTTGCCGATGCGCACGGGCGTCTCGCCTGCGATGATCAGGTTCACCACGCCGCTGGGGTCCTGGCGGTAGTAGGGCACGTAGTCGCCCTTCTTGAGCGCTGTGGCCTGGGGCTTGTCCATGGCGCCCGTCTGCACGAGGAAGTCCAGCAAGCCGTTGTTGTACTCGCGGTACATCTGGCGCGCAGACTCGAACGCTTCCTTGCGCGCGGGGTCGGCTGCCACAAAGGCCTTGACCTCGGCGGCCTGCTCGGCGGTGACGGGGCGGTCGAAGTTGAGCTTGTCGAAGCCCACCTGCTCACCGCGCAGCACGGCCAGATAGGTCGTGAACAGTTCCTCGGTGGCTTGCTCGTTGCCCACGTTGGCCTTGGTCAGCGCCTGCGCGATCTTCATCAGGTTGGGGTGCTGACCCTCAGGGGTCTCGATGACGAAGTCACCCTCAGCCGTCTTGCGCAGCTGTGGCACGCCGTTGGTGGCGGCCTGCTCGACGAACTGGTTGCGCTGCTCGCCGAAGCGCATGAAGTAGCTGTACTGGGCGGCCTGCAGATCGGTGATCATGCCCTTGGCCACGCCCTTGCGCATCAGGTCCTCGTAGGGGTCGAAGCGGTCCACGAACTGCGCGCGGAAGCCGGCCACGTTGGCCAGGATCTTGTCCTTGACGGATGGGTTCTTGCCCACGGTGCCGGTGGCCAGCGCCTGCAGATCCTGCGGGACGTCGGCGTTGAAGGCGGGTTTGGTGCCGGGGAACACGCCGCGCATGATGCTGGGCACGCCCTGGTGGCGGTACTCGAAGCTGCGCGAGGGTGCGAACAGGCGCATGGTGTCGACCATGGCCTTGGTCGAGGTGGAAGGCACGTTGACGCCCAGCAGCCGCAGGAAGCCGTTGTACAGGCGCGTGAGCAGCGGCACGGAGCCAGCGGTGTACTTGTCGAGCTTCTCACGCACCGTCGGGTTGGTCATGATCTCGGCCGTGAACTCCAGCAGGTCCTTGCGCGCGTACTCCTTGGAGAACTCAGGCGTGTCCTTGATGCGGTTGTACAGCGCCTGCAGATCGCCCAGCGCCTGTTGCTGCTCTGCGTTGAGCGGGATGTCGCCCGAGATGGCCCGGATGGTGGCGGCGTGCACAAACTCGTGCATCACCGTTTCCTGGGACATGGCCATGCTGTCGAGCACCACCTCGTTGCGCTGCGGGAAGAGAGCACCCTCGGCGCGGCGCCCGCCAATGGTCAGACCGTCTTTCGTGCGGGTGCGCGTGCGCAGCAGGAAGGGACGCACGGCAGCTGCCACCGCGCGCAGTGTGGGCGTGGCGCCGTTGGCTGCGATGTCGTCCAGCAAGTCCAGGGTGCGCCCGTCGAAGGCTGCCTCGGCCGCTTCTTCGCTGAGATCGTGCGTCTGGCGGTCGGCGTAGAACGCGTTGTCCTCGCGCAGGAGCGCGTCGTCGTAGCCGTCGGTGTCGAACTCCATGTCGTCAATGGCGCTCTGGACCTTCGACTTGGGGCCGCGTGGCTTCTCTTCCAGCGCCCGGATGAGCACCTGACCCACGGTCTGTGCGTCGTCGACCTGCTTGCGGCGCTTGGGCGGCGTGCCCTTCTTGAGCGCGGCGGCTTCCTTGTTGGCGGCTGCAGCCTCGTCTTTGATGCGCTTGGCTTCCAGGTTGGCCACCATCTGCTCGGCGCGGCTGACGGGCGTGTCGCGCTCCTTGGGGCGCTGGGACTCGACGATGCGCTGGCGCTGTGATCCGGCGCGCTGCTCTGCGGTCTCGGCGTTGCCCGTGCGGAACCCACCGGTCTGGCGTGTCTCGCGCATGGCCGGGCTGCTGGTGCGGCGCTTGGTTTGCCCCTCGGTCAACGACTCGACGCTGGCGGCATCGGCGTTTCGCTTGGACTGTGAGCGGGTGTCGGCCTGGGCGAGGCGCTCGGCCTGCGACACGATGGCTTCGCGGCGGATGCCCCACGCCTTGGAGAGCTTCTGGCCCTGCTTCTGCAACTGGTCCATCAGCCGCGCCACCCGGTCCTGCGCCTTGGCGCGCTGGGGGCTGTCGACATCGGCGGCGTCGTACTCGGCCTGCGCGCGCTGCAGCATCTCGATGCGCTTGCGCTGGGCGGCCAGCTTGCCCTCGACGTTCTCCAGCCGGGCCTGGGCTTTCTTCTCCAGCGCCTCGCTGCGGGCCTTGTACTCGACAGCGGCTTCATCAAACTGCGTGCGCTGCTCTTCGTTCATCGGCACACGGCCCAGGATGTCTTCGAGGACTGCCATGCGCGCGCCGGCTTCGTCCAGGCTCTCTTGGTCCAGACGGCGAGGCTCGAACGACACCGACTCGCGACGGGTGCCGGGGCCTTCTTGGCGGGCGGAGAGCGTCTCCTGCTCGGCGCGGCGGCGATCGCCATCTTTGCGCTCACGGTCCAGCTGGGTCTCCAGCTTGCCGCCGGGCAGCTTGCCGCGGGCTTCACGGATGCGCTCAATGGCCTGCTGGCGCAGCGTGGGCACAGGTTCGCCGACCCGCAGCGCTTCACGGTCCAGCGTCGTTGCTTCTGCGTTGACAGCGTCGATGCCGGCTTCGGCGCCCCTGCGCTTGTCCTTGGCCAGCGCCAGGATCTGGTCTGCACGTGACTTGTTGTCACGCAGCGACTGGAACTCCGGGTCGACTTCCAGCTGGGCAAGGGCTGCGTCGAGTCGTGCTTGCGCACGGTTGCGCACGCTGGTGAGGCCGCCGATGCGACGTGCCTGCTGCGCGCGTTGCTGGGAAAGGGCTCGTGCCTGCTGCTGGAATGTGGCCAGGGCGCGCCCGTCTGCGTCGGCCCGGGCAAGACCGCTGGGGTGTGCAGCGCGTGCGCGTGTGCTGGCGGTGACCAACTGAGCTTCCAGATCCGCCACCTGCTTTTCCAGACGGTTGAACTCGGCCAGCTTGGGGCGGCTGATGGGGTCGGACGAACTGAACAGCGTGGGCGTGTACTTGGCCAGCTTCTGCTTGGCGTCAGCCACCTTGCGCGACAGGTCGATCATCTGCGTCTGGGCCTTGCGCAGCGCGGTGAACTCCCGCTCCTGCATCTGCCCGGCCTGATTCAGCTGCTTCAGGTTGTCGGCGATCTGCCCTGCGATGACGGCGTCTTCGTCAAAGGCCGCCTGCAGCTTCTCCTGGGCCGCCGTGAGCGCCTCGCTGTACTCGATGGTGGCAAAGTCAAGCACGTCCTGCGCTTCCATCACGGCTGCAGTGGCGTCGTCCACGTCCTTCTGGGACTTGGCATCTTCCTCGCCAGCCAGCGCACGCAACGCGTCGCGCCGGACCAGGAGCTTCTCGACCTGCGCCTGCAAGTCCGCAGCCTTCTTCTGCAGGGGCGCCACCATCTTGATGGCGCGCGACAGGGTCTCACGGGTCTGGCCCTGGGCCATCTTGATGGCTTCCAGCGCGTCGCTGCCCAGCCAGTCGTCAAACTCCGTCCAGCTGTCGAAGATCACGCCGGTGCCACCGAACATGTCGGGCTGCACAGCGGTCTTGCCGCCCTCGGTCTCCGAGCGCTTGCCTTGCTCCAGCCGGCCGAGTTCGTCGGTGATGGCGCGCTGCTGCTCAGTGATGTCCTGCCCGCGCTGCGCGCGCATGGCTGCCTCAACGGCGTTGTCGACCAGCGCTGGGGTCTTGACCTTGGACTCGGCAACTTGTTGCAGCAGCGGCTCGGCGGCCGTGCCGCGTGCCTGCGCCTGGGCGGTGGCCAGACGTTCGTCTTGCCCACGGGTGCTGTCCGTGCGGTCGGTACCCCGGCCGGTCTCCTGCGTGCCCGCGCGACGGTTGCGGATCTCGTCAAGGCCTTCCAGGATGCTCTGCGCGGCGGCGTAGCGGTTGCCGAAGGTGCGGCTGCCTTTGTCCTGCGTCTCGAAGTTCTCCAGCCCCATGCCGGTGGGCCCGGCTCCTTCGCCCGGCAGATCGGTGCGGAAGTCGCCACCGCGCCGCTGCACGGGCTCCATCTGGGGCTCCTTGCGGGTGCCCAGGTTCACTTCGTCACGCGTGTCGCCGAAGCGGTTCTTCAGGTCGGCCAGCAGGTCGCGCGCCTCAGCCATGACACTCTGGCGCTCCATCGTGCTCATGGGACTACCGGTGATGGAGTCGATCTCGCGCACGAGGTTGTCGATCACGCCTTGCTCGGCCTGCTTGAGCGCAGCACCATCAGCCCGGCCACGGTTGAACCGGTCCAGGGTGGAGACCATCTGACCGAAAGAGCGGTAGCGTGCGTCCGTGAGCGACTGGCGCCGCGCAGTCTCGGCGGGGAGCTTCATGCCGGCGGCCTGCTCCAGATCCTTGCTCTTGATCTCGGAAGCGTCGGACTGCTTGGTCTTGGCGTCGGCTTCACGCGTGCGGTTGTCGTCACGCAGCGCGCGCAGTTCCTGCACGATCTCGGAGACCCGCTCCTTGTTCTGGCTGGCGCGCGCGATGTCCAGATCAGCCATCACCTGCGCTTCACTGCGCGCGGTGCCCGCTGTACCTGACCCGACACGGGCCGTTTCCTGCGGCTCAGCGAACAGACGAGGCTGCTGCACGGCCTCACCGATGCCACCGGCGGCCTGCTTGATGCGGTCGATCTCGTAGTTGAAGTTGCCTTCGTCACGCTGTGCGTCGGCCTGTTCGGTGCTGTCGCGGAACATGTCCAGGGTGGAGTCGTCCCTACCCGTGCGCTGCGCGCGCAGCTGCTCATCCCGTCGAGCCAGTTCCTCTTTGGTCAGCTGGGTGAACGCGCGTTGGTTGTTGCCCTCAATGTCGATGCGGCGGGTCTTGCCCAAGTCCAGTGAACCCTGCACGCCACCCAATGCTTCAAGCTGCTCGGCCAAACGTAGTGCTTTGGTGGTATCTCCGGCTTCATCGGCCTGCTCGATCTGCTTCTGCAGCTTGGCTGCGCGCCGGGCCGTTGCGTCGGTGTCCGGCAAGTCGAGCGCCTTGAGTTCCTGCTCGGCCAGTGATTTGGCTTGTCGCAGCTGGTCCATGAGGCGCTCGCGCTCGGTGCGCTCTGCCAGTGTGGCGCCGCCCTGGTTCGACTGGCGGATCTCGTCCATCCGGGCGTCCAGCTGCGGGATGGTGGCGCGCAAGAAGCCCGCGCGCTGCACAGGGTCCTCGGCTGCCTCAGGTGTCGGCTGCACGTCGGGCGTGTTCTCCATGCCGGGCAGGGAGCCCTGGGCCGCACCCGTGTCGGGCATGACGGCGGCCGGCGCGTTGCGTTCGGCTTCGATCAACCCGGCTTCACGTTGCTGCGCGGCTTGCTGCTCGGCAGCGCGCTTCTTGGCTTCCTCTTCGTCGGCCATGCCCTGGCTCTTGCGGGCAGCCGCGCCGCGCTCGACAAACGTGCCAGCCGGCGACAACGTGCCTGCCATGATGGCGCCGCCGAAGAAGCTCTGCAGGTACTCGCCGCGGGCCTCGGGGTCTACAGTCGACAGGCCCGCCTGCGCGCGCTCCAGAACCTGCTGCATCGTCTCGGTGAGACCTTCGGCCGTCATGGCCTTGCCCGTGCGCTGCGCGTACTCCATCGCGATCTGCTTGGCGGTCTGCGCGGCCATCTCCTTGGCCGTCTCTGCAGTCACCTTCTGGCCGGCGGCTCCGAACAGCTTGCCGATGCCGGGGATGAAGCGAAAGCCGATGACGTCCAGTGCTGCCTGAGGCACAGCAGCCATGGCGGCGTTGGCGCCACTCGTGTCCTCGAGCGACGTCTTGTTGGCCTGCATGCTCCGGTCAAGGTTGGAGCCGAAGAACTGCGCGCCAGAGGCCAGACCTGCAAGGCCTGCACCGGCCAACGCCGGGGCACCGAACGCTGCTGCACCACCCGCCAGTGCCAGCGGGGCCACCATGTAGGGGGCCGAGCCACCCAGCAGTTCCTTGACGTTCTGCACCGGCGCTTCGAGGAAAGACTCCTCGGTGGGCTTGAAGATCTGCTGCGCGCGCTGCTGGCGCTCGGTGTTGAACTGCTCCGCCGCCTGCGTGTCCATGAGCCCGGCTTTGCCTGCGGCAAGGGCGCCCTGGCCGGCGAGGCGCTGCGCACCTGCCTTGAGTGCGGGCATGAAGCCGCCCTGCGGTTGCTCGCCGGGAGCCGGCGCTGCAGGTTCGATGCCGAAGGCCGTGGGGTACTCGCGCTGGGCGCGCTCCCACGCATCAGCTGGCTGCTCCCCCTCGCGTACGGTTACGAAAGATCCATCCGGCAGGGGGAGGTACTGGGCCATAGCTGTGTGTGCTCCGTAGAAGCTGAAAAGCGCCGTCAAGCGGCGCTGTGATTATGCCCGGTCAGGGCCGGATTGTGGCCCCCTGTGGAGGGGCGCCGCCGCTGACTGGCGCCGGTGGGAACATGCGCGAGAACTCGCCGAAGGACATGGCCTTGGACCCCGGCGTCATGGGATCCGGCTTGAAGTTCTTCATGTAGTCCACGTACTCTGAACGTGGGTCGAAGGCGTTGCCCCGCGACTGCATGTTCTGGTACGTGCGCAGCAGGTTCGGATCCCGCGACAGGGCGTTGATGATCTCCAGTTGCGCGTTGCTGCGCCCGCCGGCCGAGATGCGGGCGTTCTTCTCGTCGGCCTTGATCTTGATCTCGGCGAGGTAGCGGTCCTGGGACATCTTGGCGGCGGCCGTGGTGAGCGGAATGCCGACGTCCTTGGCCAGGGCCACCTGCTCGCGAACTGCAGCGCCGGTGAGTCCGCGGATCTTCGAAGTGATGGCGCGGCGCTCGGTAGCGGTGGCGTTGGCTTCCTGGCGGCGCAGGTCGTCGATCTGGTCGAGCTTCTCCATCAGCGCCTCGCGCTTGGTCTCCAGCTTCTCGACGTCGCCACGGTACTGCGCCACACCCTTGCCTGCACCCTCGGCGATGGCAGCGAGCCCGCCCCGGCTGGGGTCGGCGGTGAGGATGGCCAGACCTGCCTGCAAGAAAGCCGCCTTGCGCGCGCGCTCCTCGGCGCCGGCCATGCCCGCCTGCTGTTCCTTGATGCGTGCCTCGCGGCCTTCACCGGCTTTGCCCCGGGCAGCGACGTCCTTTTCGAAGTCGGTTCGGTCGGCGTCTGCGGCCGCGCGGTCGGCGGCCTGGGCTTCCGTGAGACCCTTCTGCAGCGGCTCCATGATGCCCTTGACGTCGAACGCCGGTGCGGCGGCCAGCCCAGCAGGTGCGCCAGAACGAGTGGTCGACGACGAGGCAGACGAGCGGGACCCGCCGGCCAGCACACCTTGACCATCGGCAGTGGGGCGGGGGAGCGCCTTGGGCAGGCCCTTCTCGTCCTCGACCATGACTCCAGCAGCATCGGACGGTGCCTCGACCATCGGCATGCGACGGCCTTCGTTGCCCAGCCCGTATGCTTTGCTCTGCTCCAGGGTGGCGGCCTCTGCGTCGCCCTTGGCCACTTTGTCCTGCAGCGAGCCGGTGAGCCCCTTGCGGTCAGCCCAGTTGCCGATGTCAACGCCCATGGCGCGCAGGGCTTCCATGATGCCCATGCCCTCGTAGCCCGTGGTGCGCGGCAGCAGCGTGTCGCCGGCGCCTTCGTACTTGATCAGGCCGGGGTAGGTCTGGCCGCCGTCAGCGTAGCCCACGATGCCGCCATCCGCAAAGTCAACGTCCGGCGCGGCCGCAGCAATGCCGCCCTGCGTCATGGGGTCCATCTCCGCGGAGACTTCGTCCATCACGGTGCCCTGCGGGGCTTCGGCCGGAGCGCCGGCTTGGCGCATGCGTGCACGTGCGTCCGTCTCCGACTTGGCCAGCGCCATGGAGAACAGGTCTTCGCTGTGCTGCTGCGCGAACTGCTGCAGCTGCTGGTCGGACATCGTGCGCAGACGCGCGGGCAGGGCCAGGGGCTCCACGGAGCCGCCAGCGGCGTAACCCACAATGCCGCCTTTGGCGTAGCGCACCGACCCACCACGGAAGAACGCACCCGCCAGCGCGCCGAGACCGGCCAGATTCTGAAGCCCGCCTGCAGTCGGCTGCGAGGAGTACATGGTCCGGGTCGAACCCGAAGTGCCGCGCAGGATGTCGGACAGGAAGCCCAGCTGCTGGTACGGGTAGTCGCGCTGCGCCTGGAAGTCGCCGTACTGGGTGTCAAGCTGCTTCTGCCCAAGCGCCTGTTGCTGCGCACCCATGTCACTTTGCAGACCCGTGATGTCCATCTGCTGGCCGAACTGCTGCTGGCCAAGCTGGCCGAGCGTCTGCGCCCCCGCGAGTCCGCGGTTCATCTCGTTGTTGAACTGGCCTTGGCCGGACTCGAAGGCGGCCTGCAGCCCCTTGGCCTGGATGTCACCTTGCTGCAGCGCGAGGTTGCGCCCCGCCTCGGCGTCCATGATGGCCTGACGGCTGCCGCCAAAGGCACCGGACTTGGTGAACTCGGCCGCGCGCTGGGTGCCCGCAATGCCTGCTTGACGCGACGCGTCGCGCTGCTGCGCCTCGACAACGCTCTGCATGTAGGGCGACATGTACGCGCCTGCAGTGCCAGGGTTTGTGAAGCTAGACGTGGCTGCGCCCGCCGCGAGCCCGGAGCCGAAACCGATCTGCCCGGCAACACCCTGGTTGGCCGCACTGGTCTGCGCCTGCTGCTGCAGCGGCGTGAACCCCTCGATGCGCTGCCCGGTGAAAGGCTGGTAGGGCGTGTTCGACAGCGCTTCGGACTTGCCGACCAAGTTCATGAACGGCTGCTGCGCGTACTCCGGGATGTTGGAGGTGTAGGTCGTCCCGGTGCTGGTCTGGTTCCCACCACCCCCACCGCCCTGCGGCTTGATCTTGCGGTCGCCGACGTGCTTGAACGCTTCCGGAGGAAGGTCCGGAATACCCAGCAGTGCCGCCTCTCGACTCCAACGTGTGTTCATAGCTCGGTCCTCATGACGTGGTGGGTGTTTTCAAGACCCATTTTTTCGTACATCGGAACAAGCGACTTCCGGCACCAACACTGCGCTTTCGTGGCGCCATAGAGGCGCATCCATTTCTTGGCTTCTGCGAACACGTGCTCGCGCACGATGGCCTTGCCGCCCATGTGATCCACGTGGGCCACCCGCTCACGTGGATAGTCGATGAACTCCACCGTCACCGCGCCGGTGATGCCCTCGCCGGGCTCTTCCCAGACCAGCAGGTTGAGGCGCCCCGTGCGAACGAGGAACTCGATCTGCTCGAGCGTGATGCCTTGTGGCTCCGTCTCAGTGTACTTGGCAATGAGCGGGGCGGCCAACGGCCAAACCTGGGGGAGTTCATTGGGGTTGACGTGGTACAGCGGCATGATCAGGCCAGTGCTTTGCGGAGATCCACGGGACGTTGCTGCTGCGTCTTGCCGTGGGCCATGTGGCGCACGCGCTCCACCATGTCGTAGAGCTTCTTGGCGCCGCCGACGCGGGCAACAGTCTCAGGGGGCAGGTACGCTTCCTGACGCGCCACACGCGCCGGGGCGCGCCCGTCAATGCTGGCGGGGATGTCGTCGCTCATACCGTCACCGGGGCCGTCGATGGGCTGTGCGCCCAGGAGCGTGCCGAAGGCTTCGAGGCCTGCACTGGAACTGCCATTGCCGGCCATGGACACCACGTCGGCCGGGATCACGAAGCCGCCCTCAGCCATCTGGACTTCACCACCAGAAGCGTAGCGTGCCAGCCCACCGGCAGCCATGCGCGGGGTGTACGAGGAGCTGAACCACTGGCGCTCGCTGGAGGGGTCGGTGCCCGTCATGGTGCCGCCGGTGTAGCCCGGGCTGTAGTCGTACTCCTGACCTTCGGCATTTGCCCAGTCTGGTTTTTCTTCGTCGCCCTGCTTGGGCATCATGGACTGATACAACATCGGAGCGGCTGCGAGGCCGGCGGCCTTGGCGGTTGGCATGGCGCCGCCCATGCCCTGCATGAAGGCCTTGGGGTCGTTGAAAGCTGCAGATGCACCCTGGGTCATCTGGTCAGTGACGCCTTGACCGAGGAACTGGTTTGTCCCGTCCGCTGCGGCTTGGCTCAGAAATGACTGCTGCGCGCCGGGTGCCGTGAGCACGCCGGCCCCGCCCATGGTGCTGTCAACGGCGACGTTCTGTGCCAGTTGCTGTGCAGCGGCTTCCTGGGCAGCAGTTTGGGCGACACCCGCTCCCGCACCCTGAATGCCTGCAGCCAGCTGCCCGCCGCCGTAACCACCCATGGCACCGAGGGCCGCGCCCATCAGCGGGTCGTCTTTGTTCGTGGCTGCGCCTGCCAGCCCGCCGACAATCATGCCGGAGCCGGGCACGATGAAGTTGGCGCCGATGCCAAGCAGGGTGGGGAGCATCGAGTCCAGAAACCCGGCCTCTAGCATGCCCGTCTTCGGGTTGCGCGTGAGCTTGCCGCCAGCGGCCTTGGCCAGCCCCTTGAGCGCGCCTACTTCGTTCTTGGTGAAGTGGACCAGTTCGGTGTCCTTGCCGCGGCCGGCGCTGCGGACATTTTCGGCTGCTTTTTTCAGGCTCATGGTGTGTTCCTCAGGTTCCGCGCATTTTAGGTCTTGATCTTCAAAACGTCACCTGCTGTCGTGTCCCGGTAGACATCCCCTGGGCGCAGGTCGGCGATGTCTGCTTCTGTGGGCAGGCGGTTGATGTTGATGTTGAGTCGCGTGACAGTCAGCGGCTGCTCGGCCGTGATCGCATCGAAGAACAACCGCAGCGTGCGCAGCAGGTCGTTCATGTAGAAACGCTGCCCTGCCTCGAAGGCAGTGGACGCATCGGGGAGTCGAGGTGGTTTGACCATCAGCCGCGCCTCCCGGAAGGCTTCAAGTCCACCCGCGGCGAGCCCAGCTGCCACGCAACGCCGGGGTTCGTGGCCTCAACGCGCATGACCATCTGCCGCCCGCGCAGGCGGATGTTGATCTGCTCTGTGTACTGCTCGACAGGGACCGTGCTGCTGCGCACGACCGCCCGCGAAGACTCGCCACCGACCGACAGGGGGCTGCGGTACCCGGATCCAGAGTTGTTCGCCGGCAGCACCGTGAGCTCAACTTGCGGAGAGCCTGAGGTCGAGCGTGCGAACGTGATGTCCGGCAGCATGCGCGTCACGAGGGCGAAGCGGTCCCCGTCGTCGATGTCGACAGGTGCAGACTCCAGCCAGGAGTTCAGCGCCACCGTGGTGCCGTCCGAGTCATCAACGCCGACCTCGTGGTCGAGCAGCGTGTTCTCGTAGGCCGCGATGGGGTTACCCCGCAGGCGGCTGTCCAGCCACGCGGTGCGCGTCATGACGCCGGGGTACCAGATGTCCTGCTCATAGTTGTAGACGACGTAGCGGTCTGGCTCCAGGCTGCCGGCCGACGGGAAGAACCACCACACCTCGCCGAAGCCTTCGTTGGTGCCGCAGTGGACTTGGTCCGTCTGCTCGAAGTTGAAGTCTGTGAACACGTCGCGAAGCAGGCTGCACTCCAGCGTCTGCACACGCCCGTCGTACTTGTAGAACTTGTCGCCGCCCATCCAGTAGGCCACGCCCTGCGCCAGGGTCACCGCCTGCGCGGACACGAGCGAGGTGTTCTCGCCCAGCAACTGGAAAGCCCAGATGGCGTCCGGCCCCACGTACTGCATCGAGTAGAGCGCCGTGTCGGTCCACAGCAAGATCTCTTGTCGGCTCTGGCGCCCGGTGATGAGCTTCGACCCGTTGGACAGACGCTGCCCACCCGCTTGGTTGGTGATCGCAGGGGTCCAGTTGGTGTGGTCTTCCTGATCCGACCAGCGCACCAGCATCGGGTCGATGGTCACCGTGCCAAGCTCGTTCACCCCCAGCGCGATGACGAAGCGCGAGACGTCCGAGACCAAGAGGGCGTTGTGCACGACGGGCACGTCGCTGCCCGTGATAAGAGTACCCCGGTTTGCGCTGGTGAAGCCTGAACTAGCATCAAAGTAGTACAGTCCACCCCCGCGAGGGCCGAAGATTAGATCTTCTCCGTACACGGCGTTGTTCCAGATGCGCAGCGACTGCACACCGCCCGTGCCTGCCCCCCACGGCCCCTCCCCCCAGGGGCCGGCTCCCCATCCATCTGTAGCGCCGAACGTGACCAGCCCTGGCGTGACTTGGTACGCGCCAACAACGGCCGCGCCGCCGTTACCTGTGTCGGATGCGTTGGCCACCGCTGGCACCAGGATGGTGTATGTGTTGGTCGTGGGCACATCGACGATCTGATGGTCGCTATTGAGGATAGCGGCCGTGATGTTACCGCCCAACGAGACGGCGCCGGTGAAGCCCACAAAAGACCCCGCGAGCGCGCCATGCGCTGTGTCCGTCACCGTGATCGTGCTACTGCCGTTGGTGGCTGCGAATGTGACGTCGCCTGCGGCCGTGGTGGCACGCAAAGGAGTAATGTCAACGTACTCATCTCCTCGAGAGATGTAGTACTTAAGGTTGGTGCCGATGCCGTAGAGCGTGATGCCACCGAGCGTGGCCCACTCGACCAGCGTGCGGCACGTGCCAAGAAAAGAAGCTGCTGCGAAGCGCTGCCACCCACCGATGCTCTCCGGGAAGCCTTTGCGAAACCGCACGCGATCGCAGTCGACCCATCCACCCTCGGCACTGTAGGGGGTGATCTCTTTGTTGATCCCTGGGCGGAACTGGAGTTTTTTGAAAGGCATGACACACCCGTAGTGTGGGCGGTCAGCAGTACCGACCCTTGCCCGGTTTCTTGACGGAGCCGCCGGCCTTCATGCCTGCTGCCTCGCGCGAGGCACGGTTCGCTTTGTTGCCCTCACCCATGGCCAGGGGGGTGCGCCGCTTGGCGCCAGCGGACATCGCAGTGGCTTCAGCCTCACCGCGCGGCGCAGAGGAGCGCTTGCCTTTGGCGTCGACGCTGACCTTGTTTCCAGCTTGCAGGATCTTCATGGTGGGCTCCAGTTACTTGCCCGATTTTACGGGGGCGTCTGCATCTGTGCCAAGCACAGCGGCGCGGCACTTGCGGTACTGTGCGGAGACCTCGACCAGCTTGATGGTGGTGTCGCCGAAGGTGTCAGCGCCCCGGGGCAACGGGGTCAGCTTTGGGCAACTCGCCAGCACCAAGGGGCTCGGCCCCGCCAGTAATGGCGCTGTTGAGGGCCCGCAGGCCGTCAGGAGTGTGCTTGCACTCAGCATACACAGTGCGAGTGCGCACTTCCGTGCGAATGGGCTGCGTGATCGTGACATTTTTGATCTCCATTTCGGCAATGGCCTTGGCTGCAGCGCTCTGCGCGGACTCGTACGCCACCTGGGCGATCTTGTTCTCCCGGGCCTGCTGCGCCTCGATCGAGTCTTTCCCGACCTCCTGGCCGTAGAGGAACGCGCCCCCGGTGGCCCCGACAAAGGCCACCCCGACGCCAAGGAGCAGGTATGGGTTGATCATGCTGTGAGCGCCTCGGCAATGGCGCTGGCCACCATCCACTTGCGCGCCTCGTACTTGGCAAGCTCGCCTGGGTTCGACAGAAAGAACACCTCGACGATGATGCCCCCAGCATTCACGAAGGCGAGCCGCCCGCGGGCGCTCTTGCTCTGGTCGATCCAGCCCTTCTCGCCGCGCAGCGGGATGTCCAGCACACGTGCAATGGCAGCCGAGATGCGCTGCGCCATGAGCTTTTGCCGGGGCAGGGCGATGGACTCGACGCCGGCAGCTGCCGGGTTGCTGAACGAATTGGTGTGCAGTTCGATGGCCACGTCGCTGCCCGGGACCAATAGCAGTGCCTTGGCCAGCGGGAGGTTGGTGAGCAGTGTACCGTCTGTTTGCACCTCGTGGCCCATGTTGCGCAGCTTGAGCGCGACGATGTTGCGCAGGTCGGCCATCAGGTCCGCTTCACGCACGCCGCCCGGCTCGACGGCGCCTGGATCCCCGGCACCGTGGCCGGCAGTGACGGTGAGCTTCATAGCACGTGGTCCGGCATGATCTGGCGGCCCTGCGCGTCTCTACGCATGCGCGGCGGCATTCCCTGTGGCGGCCATGTCTTGGCGAAGGCGGTCATGTAGAGCCAGAACACGAGCACCAGGATGATGTGCACTGCATCAGGCTGCCAGCCCGTGAAGGCAAGGTACAGCCCGTAGAAAGCCGTTGAGCCTACGCCGGTGACTGCCCACCGGATCCTCAGCATGGCGCCCTTGTCCAGGTGCACCGCACGGCAAAACGCGCTGTACGCCAGCGCCACGCACAAAACAGCGAAGAGGATATTCATCGGTCGGACCCTCGGGGCCGAATCAGCCCCAGTGGATTAAGGCGGCTGAAGATGTCTTTCCAGCGTCCGCCAATAGCGGATATGCCGAATGCGACGAGGATGGATAGCTCGACAGGCGAATCAAACTTGGTATCGATGTAGTCGCCAGCGATCGCCGTGCCTCCGCCCACGAGCACGACTGCGGTAATGGTATAGCGGACAAAAAGGCCTGCGCCGTCAAGGCGCGTAACAGTCTGTGCAGCCGAAACGCCCCACACAGCGCCGGCCATGGCCGCGAACAGGATGGCCATGTACGGGCCGTAGTGAGGCCCCACCCACAGCGACAAAAACGCTGCCAGACTGACTGAGGAGACACTCGCGGCAACGGTGGTGGGGTCGGTCATAGCTTATTTGAACTTTAGCCGTACCGCAATAGGCGTGCCAGCCGTGAATGGGTTTGTGCTGCCTGCATCGAATGCGAATTTCAGCGAGCTGACCTTGTCCAGAGTGCAGTAGAGCGTTCCGTTTATGTAAAAGTCGCAGAAGGTGAGTGCTGCCGGCAACGCCTCTGTAATGTCGATCTGCAAAGACAAGTTTGGGCCGGGGAAAGTCAAAAAAGCGAATTGCCCAATATACCCAGCAACCAATAAAACAGGATCGACGTCTGTTGAACCGAAGTAAGGCGCTGTTCCGTAACCTGTCCGTCTGTACCCCGTGAGATCTCTGGTAGCGTCAAACGCAGGCGTCATCAAAAACCCTACTTCAGGCTGCCCCGACCCGCGAGGAGAATGGACGGCGAAACTCATGCTGGCACCCAGGTCCAAGAACCTTCCCACCGACTTGCTCGGGCGGAGTACGTCATGCTTAGCCAACTGACGCCGTTGGCAGTCGTGTTCACGCTGCCGGCGATCTTGGAAGAAGCGGGGGGCGCCACTGTGCGCCCGCCAGTAGCGTCTTGCAGGAACCGAATGTTCACCGTCTGCCCACCCACCGCGTTGCTCATCGTGATGGAAGTGACGTTGCCGGTCATAGCCGCGGGCTCGAACACGTTGCTCACAGAGCAGTCGAACGTCGGTGTGGCGCTATGCGTGGGCTGTGTCGGCGGGGTGTAAGCGCCAGTGTGAACGGAGCGCTTGTTGAACGTCTTGATGCCGTCGACAGACTGGTCCGTCGTGACCTTGACTGCGTTGGGATCCGAAGCGCTGGTGGCCGTGGACGCGTTGCCGTTGACCAGGGTGATCGCGTCGACCACGTTAGTGCCATCACAGTACAGCGCCGCGCGCTGCCCGGCCGGGACCACGATGCCGGTACCGCCGGAGGTCTTGACCTGCACCCCGAAGCCGCCAGTGGTGCCGTTGTTCACGAAGTACAGCTTCGACACTGTCGGGACGATGAGGTCCCGCTGCGCGGTGTGCGCACCGGTGCAGTTGACGAACATGTTGCGCGCCTGATCAACCGCCTCGTTGGCTGTGGAGAGCGTGACGTTCGCGTTGGCCATGGCCACGGTCACGCTGCCCGCAATCGCGTCTTCCACAAGCTCGGTGATGCCGTTGTTGACGGTGTCGCCCCAGGTTCCAGTGAGCTCGCCGGTGACTGGCAGGACCAGTCGGAGGCTGGTGGTGTAACTGCTGGGCATGCTGTGCTCCTATCGAACTGGGGTACGCACCTGCCCGGTGCGGTACGTGTCTTGGCGCAACTTGGCATCCGCCAACTGCTTCAGGTCTGCCACGGCCGAGTCGAACATCTTGCCGTACAGCGTGATGATATCCGCTTCCATCTGCAAGAAGCGCGCTGCTTCTAGGCACATGCCGTTGAACAGAACCGCGTCCATGGTGTCGCCGAGCCAGCTGGTGCCAGCGGTGACGATCGACTCCGGGTACTTCGCGAACTGCAACTCAGCGCTGTATGCGTCATCCGGCGTCGGGCCTAGGATCAAAGTGTCCGCATCAAGCTGTGCGTACACCTTCGGCAGTCCGGAGTCTGCAGGCTTGGGGTACGCGGAGCGGATGTACCCGACGTCCTTGTTGAGCAGGAATTCGTACGCGCCGTCGGCCTGGACCACCGCCAGCGAGAAGGTGTACAGGTACCCGGCAGGCATGCTCAGCAGCGGGTTGGACGCCGTCAACGCGAGCGCCTGCGTCTCGCGCAGCACAGGGGGCTGCACCGTGTTGTAGGCCTTCTGCTCGGTCTGCTGACAAAAAAGGGCGAGTTGCTCCTCGGTGAACGTGTTCTCCACCGTGTCCTGGACCAGCGCGCAAAGTTCAACGTAAGTCATCAGCCGTCACGCGAGAAGCGGTTGCCCTTGATCGCTGCGCCGGAGCCGCGCGCCACCATGCCGCCGGCCTTCAGCTTGGTCTTGGGTTGACCGGGGTGCATTTTGGACTCGTGCTTGCCCACCGCCTGCTTGATCTGGGCCTTGTCCTGCTTCGTGTCATCGTGTTTCATTTCAAGCTCCTTCAGGGTGCTGGTTCTCGGGACCGCGCGAGGGCGGGGTCTGGACGCGGCTCGCGCAGCGCCTGGGGGTCATCAACAGGGAAACGGCCGACCCAGTTCTGTGGGTGGTCCGGGTCGTTGCAGGTGGGGCACGCCTTGATGCCCGTCGGTCGGCCTTGGACAAAGTTCTCGCGCAGTGCCGACAGCGCGTAGCGGAAACCGCAGACGTCGCAGAAACCATGCGCTCTTTTGCCCGAGGCGTATTTCACATGTACCCCGCGAACGGCACCAGCCGCAACGATGTCTTCTCACGGTCCTCATCCATGGCCATCTGCATGGTCTCGTCGTAGACGGCCTTCAGGGCGCCCATGCGCTCCATGCCGCCCGGCAGCTTCATGCTGAGGTAGTAGGCCAGCCCGGCCACCATGGCGGGGACGAAGCGAAAGGGCATGTCCTGCGTGTTGGGGCCGTTGCCGGCATCCTGGATGCGCCGCAGGCGCCAGTAGACGAACGTGTAGGGTGTGCTGCTGTCCGGGACCGGCCAGAACGTCACCTGGGGCGTGCTGTAGCGCTGGATGAACATCTGGATCGGGCGACCCTGCGTCGTCTTGTTGGGGATCGACTGGTACGTCGGCATGGGGATGCGCGAGATGACCAGATCCGCCTGCGTGGCGCCAGAGCCCGTGCGGATGGTGGCGTCCATGACGTCGACGCTGTCCTCGGGCAGCACGTAGGTCGCGGTGCCGGCCACCAGGGGGATCGACAGCTGCTCGAAGGTCCACATGTTCAGACCGCGGTTGCTCCAGTCCGCGAAGAGCAAGTTCAGGCTGCGCCGCGCCGTCTTGAAGTCGTAGCCCGTGCGCAACTCGTAGCCGCAGCGCTCCGCCGCCTCTTCGAGAATCTCGGCAAGGTCCAGGTTGAAGACAGCGGTGCCTGAGGTGGCCATGGTTTATGCCCCGCTGCAGCCGCGCGAGGGCTTGCGTGCGGCACCGTAGCCGCGAACAGCCCCACCGGCAGCCAGCTTGGCCGTCTTCGGCGTTCCGGCCCCTTTTTTCTGGGTCCACTCACGGTCTTTGCCATCGCGGAAAGACTCACCCGTCTCTTTGCCGCTCTTGTCCGCGATGATGCCCGTGTAGCGCATCTCGCCGGGTTTTCCAGCAGACTTGCCCATGGCTCAGCCCTTCTTCTTGGCAGGCGGCTTCTTGCCGAACGGGGGCGCCATCTTGCCGGCCGGCTTCTTCTTGTCGCCGGGCTTGCCCTTCAGCATGAAGGCAGGGAGTTCTTTTTTCGTGGCCATTGCGGTTCCTTTCGGGGGTTGTTGATCAGCAGTTCCAGGCCTTGAGCGACAGCGCCTTGCGCGTGGGCTTTCCAGCGTCATCCTTCATCGGGCCCGGCATACCGCCCATGCGCGCACAGAACGACTTGCGCCGGCCCGCGTCTGCCTTGGTCTTCGGGTTCGGCGCCGGTGGCTTGAGGTTCATGCCCTGGGCCTTGGCCGATGCACGCCCCTTGGCTTTGAGCCCGCCCTTGGGGTCCTTGCCTTCCTTGCGGGTCCATGCAGCTGTTTTAGCCATGTCGATTCCTTCAGGCGATTATCGTTACAAACCGAGGCGGATGCCAATAGCCATGCGGCTGCTGCGACCGTCTCCTGGCGTCGGTGGCACGACATTGCGCACGCGAGGGGGGTAGATGGTCGAGGCGTTGGTCAGCAGCGGGGGAGCCAGGGATACCGCCCCGCGGCCCACTGTAGGTGCAAAAAAGGTCTGGCTGTTGGTGAGCAGCGATGGGGTTAGGTTCTGCGCAGCTGCCGGTTGCGTGACTGTAGGTGCGAAGAACGTCTGGCCATTGGTGAGCAGCGGAGGGATCAGCGTGAACTCTTGGTCGTACAGGTAGATCGTCGTGGTCTCAAAATAGTCGACCCCGTTGATCTTGATCTGGATCACCCAGATGGCCGGTGCTCCGCCCGTGTACTCGAAATCGCCAGCGATACCTGCGTCCAGCACGCCGCCCCCAGGCGTCGGGCCCGAGACCGTCGAATAGGTCATGTAGTCGCCCGGACTGACCAGCCCTGCGACCTCGTACATGGCGCCAGCGACGTTGCCGCCCGTTGGGGCGGTGTTGGCCAGCACGTAGGCTGCTGTGACGCCGGGCAGCGCCACGACCGCGCCGTAGAACGTCTGTGTGTTGGTCAGCAGGCCGGGGGCGAGAATCTGCGGGGCCGCACCGCCAGTGACAGCGGGCGAGTAGAACGTCTGGCTGTTGGTAAGCAGCGGCGGCAGCAGCGTTGCAGCACCACCCGCTGCCTCCGCATAGTCACCCAGCGGTGCAGCACCGAAAGGGGACCGCCCGAAGCTCATGGAGTCACCTTAAGGCCTATCCAGGGAACGCTCAACAAATTCGATGCGCTAATCAGCGTTGTGGGCGCAGGGCTTGCGGGTAGGCCTGTGGCGTAACTGCCAGCCACAAAAACAGTGTTGCCATATCCATAGGAGCTATGACGCCCAAGTGGAGTACGCCCGACCCGTGACTCAATCGAAGTCTGCCCCCGAATGGCCACAGCATGGCTGTTTATGAAGCCGATGTAATACCAGCCGGGGGTCAGCCACGGAGTTCCAGCGGGCGACCACGTACCCGTGGTGGTGTCGGTGTCGAATCCTGTGGTAGTCGTCGCAAGGACGTTGAAATCCACGATTTTTGCGCCCGGAAGGCCGTTGGACCCCACCGAATACAGGGCCGTTTTCATGTTACTGCTGGCCTGTGCGGTCGTGACCTCAAACTGAATGCCTGACAAAAGACCTGCACTGTCCAGTCTGTAGCAGGTGTAATACTCACGATCAGCGGTCAACGCTTCGCCCGTCCCTGCGCCTGTCCAGTCGGCAATGTTGGTGATCGGGTAATCACGCCAGTTGGAGTCGCCTGCAATGGTCGTGTTCACCGATGGGATGACAGGCGCAACAATCTCGGCGGTCGCGGAAATGCGAACGCGGATGTTTCCAGAAGTCGGCGTGCTACCAAACGCAATCGCGCTGGGCGTGGTGTCGTCGTATGTGGTGCCGTCCCAAGTAAGCTGAACCTTGGTACGGGTCAGCACGTTGGACGCAACCGAGCCAATACCAGTCTCGAACTTTTTCCCCACTGTGTCTTCGATGACATAGCGCACTGTGGTGGCTTGCGATCCGAACACTGTAGAAAAGCGTGGCGTGCTTGCAATAGCGGTCAGCGCCACTGCGCCGTTGCCCGAAGTCCCGGCAATGCTGGTGGTCGTTTCTTCGACGTAGTTTGCGGCTCTCATGCGTGCTCCTTTTCGGTCAGGCGATCCAGCCACTCAAGAGGAACGCCCTCTTTTGCGCCGTCAGGGTGTATGTCTGCGTGTTCGTGGCGGCAACGCAGCACCGTGCCCGGCTCAAGCGGCCAGACGCCGTGTTTTTTGTGCGCTTCCACCATGTAGCGGTCGCCTGCTTTCACAATGAAAGCCTGCCCGTCGATCATGATTTGCGCCGACCCGCTCACGCACTCCATCCAGTGGTCGAAGGTGTGCGCGTGCAGCCGGGTGTGGCTGATTGGACGGTCGAAATTCATCTCAACGACCACAGCACCGGGTTCGATGCGGATGCTGGTCAGGGGGCCGTCTTCGTGTGTTCGGTATTCCATGGTCATGCCGGGTAAGTTGCGGCCAGCGCAGAGCGCGGGTCGGTGGTGAATGAAACACCCAATGCCGCCACGTTCGCGTCGTGGTTTGCGCGGGCTGTCGCAATGAAGCTGTCTCCGCAGGCTTCGTGTAGGCGCGCTGCTTCGTAGATCAGGCGCACGTAGTAGTCGCCATCTACCCAGTTGCGCACCGGGCTGGAGTTCTGGAGCTGGGCCATGCAAGAGGTGACAACCGCACCTGTCGTCACGTCGATGGTCGATCCGCCCGCAGTCGCTGCCAGTTGTGCGGTCTGCCCGGTTGGGCTCACTGCAAACAGAGTCGTGTTGTTGCTCGCAGCAGTGAAAGGCTTGTCCGCGTCCAGGTTGGTGGAAAAGGCGAACTTGTCCCCCGCAGTTGGCGACCACGTACCCCGAGTGCCACTGACCGTGAATCTTTCGGTTCCGGTGTTGAACGTCAGCGTCGAGTCGATGGTGAACAACACTTCTGCAATGCTGTCCACCAGCGTTCCGTCGCCCTTCCACTGCCGCCAGCGGTATGAGGCCAGTTGTGCAATGTCCATCTGTGCATCGACGGCGCTGATGAACTTGCCGAGGTGCGCCCGCAGTGTGGCCGCGTTGGCCCACCCGGTGATCTGGCTGATGTGACAAACCGAATGGCTCATATACATCTGCATCCAAGGGCTTTCGTACAGGGCATCACCACCTATTGCCGTGGCGTTGTCGGTCTGGGTGCTCCACAGCCCGGCATCTCTCCAAGAAGACGGCATGGCCGTGTTCAGTGCGTTGGCGGCGTCGATGTTCGACGACAGCACGTCTGCAAGGTAGCCCTTCACATCGGCACCGCTTGGAGAGACATCGGGCAGCAGCGCCACTGCTTGGGCAAGGTCACGCAAGGCCCATGCGTGCTGGCGAGTTCCGCCCTCAAGGAACATCAAGCCAGCGCCCTTGTAGGTCGTGCCGCTGATGCTCACATGGCGCAGCCCGCTGTACCCACCGCTGCGCAGGTTGGTGATCCCTGTCCCCACGTTGCGGGTGTAGGTTCCTGGGTCGGTGTAAAGGATGATTTCAGCCGCGTACTCTTCCTGCATGTCGATGTACTGCGGCTCGCCAGTAATCAAAGCGGCGTAGTAGAACGCGCTTGGTCGGTGGCTCGGGTCGTTCTCACCGCTCCACAGGCTGGTCGTGTCGCTGGGGGTTTGCAGGCCGGTGTTGGTTCCACCGCTGTAGCGCCAAGTCGTTTGGATCGTGCCGAGTCCGGTGTAGCTCGCGTCAATATCAACGCAGGGGACAATCTCACCCGTTGAGCTTCGACGCACCACGTTGCGCTGACTGCCTGCCGCCAAGGCAGACACACGCACGGCTCGCTCATCAACGGCGGCCTGAGTGAGAAGGTGGATGACAGCCCATTGGGGCAGAACGCCGATGAAGTTGGAGGGGCCGGTGCTGTTGATGCCGCGATCATCGTATGACCCACGGCAACCGGCAACGTAGTTCACACTGGCATTGCTGGTCGGTGAAACCGTGGTGTCGTAAGACTCGACCATGCGCGAGCGAACGATGTGCTCGGGGTCGTGCTGCACGCGAACCGTGGGGCGGGCTGAGGTTGTTCCGCCACCCTGGACAAAGTTGAAGCGCCCATCTGTGTCACACACGAAGAACGAGCTGTAGTGATTCAGTGCAATGTTTGCACCGGGTGTCTCATTGCTGTCGTGCCCGGTCATCGTCAGAAGCGTGGTGGCTCCCGACTTCAGAACACAAGTCATCACTCGGCGGGTCGGCGTCGGGCTTGCAACATCACCCCACGGCTGCGCGACACGCGGCAGATATTCGATGTGCGAAAGGCCACCTGCGTTGTTCTGCGCGGCAAGCACGTAATGGAAGCACTCAAGCTGCCCATGTGCTGCGCCGGACTGCTTGAACGCACCACGAATGCGCCAGAGCTTTCCAGCAGGACCGTCGCCAATCACAAGAATCTGCGTGGCGTCGGTGATCGCCGTGTTGAGCGATGCCGTCCACACGCCTGAAAGGTTCGTGCCGCCCGTAACTTCAACCTTCAGATCAGCAGCGGTCAGGTCTGACAGGGTGCGCGAGCTGGCCGATGGGGCAGAGCCACCACCACTGACATTGATCGTCAGGCTGGCCGATCCCGCAATGGATGTGGGCGTGCGAAAGAACACCCCGCACACGCGCTTACTACCGTCATCCCACGAAGAATCGTTGTAGATCGTCGCCGGGCATGGAGTGTCATCCTCAAGCGTGAACACCGGGTACTCACCAGACGGAATGTCCCCCGCCTTGAACGGCATCCCAAGCATCGGCGAAACAAAGTTAGCCGACTGCGTGCTGCCGGACGTGTTCACCAGACTCAGCGTCGTGATGAGCGAACCCCCGGCTGAAGGACGCCCCGCGTAAATCGTTTCCCCGGGCGTGCCGGGGACGTAGAGCACTGTCATCAGTGCCTCCCGTCAGAACTGGATGATGCCGCTGGCGTTCCAGGTGATTGTGATGTCACCGCCGTTGGGGGTCACCGGCAGGCCCGTCACGCCCGTGTCGAGGAACGCCACCAGCCGCGAAGTCGAAGGGGTGCCCGTGTCGAGGAAGATGATGATCGCTTCGCAGGGGTCGCCAGACACAGCCGTGAAGGTCACATCGGCGCCGTCGAGCAGGCCGTTGGTGTAGGTCTTCGAGCCGATGGTGCCTGGAGTGCCCACAGCGCCGGCCGACACGTCGTCGTAGAAGTCATGAGCCGAACTGTAGGTGTAGTCGGCCAGATCGATCAGCACCGCCTTCAGCGTGCCTGTCAGCGCCGAGCCCGACGTGGCCTGGATGACCGCTTCTTTGTACTTGGGGTAGACAGCGTTTGCCATGTTTTTCCTTCTGCACTCAGTAGAGCGCGATGATGCCGGATGCAGTGGTGCCCGTGGCCCACACGCGCGTCACTTGAATGGGGAGCAAGTAGCCGCTGGGGACGGCCTCAAAAGTCAGGACCTGCTCCGAGCTCATGGTGACCTGGATGTCACCGCCAGTGCCCACCCAGAGCCCCCTGGACCCGTTGATGTCTGTGCTGTCGCTGGGCGTCACTGCACGGCCGTCGTGGGCCGAGACAGTGGCATCAGCTGTGCGGTATGCGCCGGGCATGTCGAGCCCCTATCAAGCGTCAGCGAACGGGGTGGCCACGATGCCGCTGCCGAGCACCACGCCTTCGACACGCCACTTCAGCGCGGCCAGAGCCGTGATCCGCACCCAGGTGCCTGCGAGGCCGCCAGTCGTGGTGCCGTTGAAGTTGATGTTGTCGTTGGCCGCAGCGGGCGCGTAGCCCGAGGCCGCACCAGCAGTGTCGGTGTCCACCATCAGCAGGCTGCCGACGTACTTGTCGGTGCCGTTGGTAGCGATCTTGACGTTGGTGGCGGTGGTCTCGATGAAGATCTCGAAATGTGCACCGACCAGCGAGGGGGTGTTGGGGTCGTCGTTTTCGCCGGTGGACGTGGTCAGCGGGGGCAGCGTGAGGACCAGCGTGGCATCGTTGGTGCGGATCGTGCGGCCTGCATGCAGGTCAACGTCCAGCGTGAGGGTGTTGGTGCCATCCGGCACGTTGATGACCGAGGCTTCGCCCTGGTTGTACATGCCGCCGAGCGACCGGACTGGACCGGAGAAAGTGTTGCGTCCCATGGTGATTTCCTCACAAGCGAGTCACGCGCCAGTCTGCTTGTCGTCCGCCGGGCCGGCCGTAGCGCGCTGTGAAAATGATCCCGGGACGAGGCATTGTGCCATGCCTCTTCACAAAACGAAAGGCCCACCGAAGTGGGCAGTCGCTTCACTCCACGACGCGGTTGCTCTTGCGCCGGTTCAGCGGCATCGGCACCACCTGGAGGTTCCACGGCACGTGCAGACCACAGACATTGTCGCCGGCCAGGGGCACGACGTGGTCGATCTCGTGAGGCACCCCCGTGCCTTTTGTCAGGGCTGCCGCGGCTTGGTACAGGGCGCGGATCTGAGCGCGCTGCTCGGAGCTCAGCCACTTCGGCGTCGCTTGCCGGTGGCGCTTACGGCGGACGTTTGTGTTGAGCCGAACTGTCGGCTTGTTTCGCTGGGCCCAAACCCTTTGATAGGCGTTCTTTTTCTGCTTCTCGCGCTGTGCGGCACGCTCTTTGACAAGCTCTGCATTGCGTTCGTAGTAGCGCCTCCCTGCGGCTTTCGAGGCCTCGCTCTTTGGCAGATCCTTGCGACGCGCGTTGTCGGCAACCCAATCCTGCTTCATGCACTCGACACAGACGCCTTTGGTCTTGCGCAGGGCGATATGGCCGCGTGTGCACGGCAAGCCGGTGAAGTAGTGTGTGGCGCCAGTCGCTTTGGCTTCGGCGCGTGTTGAGGGGTATTCCATGCTTCTCTCCTTTGATACGAGAAATTGTAGCACGTAAAAAAGCCCACCGAAGTGGGCTTTTTGAGTGCGGAGGTATTAAGCTCCGGGGGAACCGTACATGCCCAGAGGGTCGCTCCAGCCAAAACTGTAGCGTTCGCGTGCTTTATAACGCATGTTCCCAGTGTCAAAATCCGTATCGGAACCGGTCTTCATGGCCACACGCTCGAAGTGCTTCAGGCCGTTGGGGACATCGGTGGTCAGGAACCACGCGTCGGGGTCGGTCAGGTAGTGGTTGATGCGGTAGCCTTGGGGGATCGCACCCAAGGACTTCAGCGCGTTGATGTCGTTGTCCGACGTCGACACACGCAGTTCCGTCTTCATCAACCGCTCGATCACGAACTGCAGCTGAGTGGGCACGATGGCCTTCATCGGCTTGGCCGCGATCAACAGGCCCTTCTCGTCAACCCAACCGCTGATCTGGATCACAGCGTTTTCCAGGGCGGTCTCGTTGAGGTCCGAGGCCACGGCCGGCTCGTTGGAGTTCACACCGCCGTTGACCAGGGGGTGCAGGGTCGAGAACAGTTCGACGCCGTCGCCGCCGGCAAAGGCAGCGTTGAAGCCGTTGTTCAGGACTGCAGCAGCCTTGACCTGCTTGGTGTGGGCCATGGAGCGCGCCAGCGCCTTGGTGTAGCGGCCCGAGAGGGACGCGTACAGGTTGTCTTCCATCGCCTCTTCAGTGATGGCGAAACCGAGCACCACGGTCTCGTGCACGTAGCGCGAGGTGAATGCTTCCTGGGCGTTGTCGTAGGCCATCGCAGCGCCTTCCTGCTTCACAGGGGCAGCGCTGAAGCCGGCCAGCTTGGTTTCCTCTTCGAAGGAGCGATCGCTCGACTCGGTTTCGAAGATTTCCTTGTGCTCTTCGGCGTACTTCTTGTACTCCAGACCGAACAGGGCGTTCAGGCCGGGAAGAAGCTCTTTGAGCATTTGTGCACGAGTGATTGCCATGTTGTGCTCCTTACAGGCCGACGGCGTTGGTGAAGGCGTGGTAGCCCGGGTTGAACTTCACGAGCACATCGGCAAACGCGTCACCGGGAGGCGACACGTGCTCGACGATTCGGAAGGCCGCGGTCGTGGTCACCACCGTGCTCTCCAGGGCCGAGGTCGAGTTGCCCGTGCGGGTGCTGCCCGTGCTGGTCGACTGTGCTGCCGCGAAGAAGGTGTTGGTGCCGATGATGGTCTGCGCGCCAGATCCATCCAGCTGGGCCTGGAACAGCACGTCCGGATCGTTGACCACGTAGGCCTTGATCTGGGTGCCGGTGGGGGCCACGGTGCCGCTGGGGTAGTACTGAGAGTGAACCAGCTGACCCTGGGCATTGACGTACTCGCAACCCATGAACACACCGATGGAGCCCGTGAGGGTCGTGCCGGTGGGCAATGCGTTGGTCGTGCCGTCGGCGCCGGTGGCGGTCGACAGTGCAATGTAGCCATCGGCACCCAGGTGGACCACTTGGCCCGTGAAGATGTTGGTGGCTTCCCCGGCGGGGTCGATCAAATACACGGTTTGGGCGCCAGCGTACGGCATGCCATCTGCACGCTTCACTGGACGCAGACCGTAAGGTGCTGCAGTCAATGCCATTTTGAGCTCCTATTCAGGTTCCGTTGCCGAATCCCCGACCCCGTGTCACGGTTGACTTTGTCTTCCGGAACTTGGGCATCAGGGGGTTGTTGTCTGCCATGAACTGTTCGTCCACGGACTGCATCTGCTGCGCGTTCTTGTTCGCGTAGAAGCGCCGACGTGCATTCACCCTACCTTCTTCGTTCTTGCAGAGCATCAGGCCGCCCACTTCGATGTTTCCGTCCTTGCTGGCAAGGTGTTGCATCTCGGGGTGGTCCACTGCCTTGGCTGGGACCCAACCATCTCGAAATTTCTGCGAGACGTTTCGGCCGGCGGCCTCACCCATCACGTGGGTGGCAATCCAACGAAAGCAGTACCCTGGCTCTGGTTTGGGCTCGGGCAACTGATCAGGCGGGGTGTACTCGAAGCGTTCTTCTTCGACGCGAGTTTCGATTTCGCGGGGTGTGCGGTTTGCCATGATCAGGCTCCTTTCGATGCAATTTGAGCAGCGTACTGCTGCGGGGTGATTCCGAGTTTTTTGCAGATCAGCAATTGCGACTGCGTCATGACGACGCGGCGTTTGCCTGACTGCGTGCGCTCAACCGCGGCCACTGGTGAAGTGGTTTTGCGGCGTGGTGCTGGCTCGTCATCGGTTGCACCGGCCTTGGAGTACAGATCCGGGAAGACCTTTTTCATGCGAGCATCGATTTGCTCGTAGTAGGGGTCGCTGCCTGCAACGTAACCCTTTTGCACTAGTTCTTGATGCAGCCCAAGTGCGAAGCTGGTTTCAGCGACCTTGTCCGGGGCGGTGAACCATTTGTTGGACTCCATCCAGGAGCTCAACTTGGGGTCCGCAGGCGCCGTGGGTGCTGCTTGACGCGTTTGTACCACATCCTGCGCGGTGGGCACAACAGGTGCGCGGAAGTTTTTTGCCTGCACCAGCTTGATCTTGGCGTCAGTGAGCGCTTCCTGCGCGGCCGTGATCTCGTCGGGGTCCAGGGTCTCGTTGGCCTTGCGCAGCTTGTCGAGCGCAGTCTTGACCTCCGCCTCGACGCTGGCCACCGTCACTTTGGAGAATTCCTGAGAACCTTCTTCGTACGCTTTGCGCAGCCGGGCATTCTCTTCCTGGATCGAGCGTGCCGCGTTGACAAGCTCGGTGTGTTCACGTTCCAGGGCTTCGCGGCGGCGGCGCTCGTCGTGACGCGCGTGCGTCAGTTCACCGATGCGCTTGCGTGCGTTCTGGCCGTAGCTGGCCAGTTCCTCGTCGGTGGGCTCGGCCACCTCGCGGTCCAGGGGGCGAGCTTTCTTGTCGGCCGCAGGCGTGTCGTCGACGATTTCCAGTTCGAACTCGTCGTCCTTGGGGCCCGGCAGGTCGACGGTGACGCTGCCGTCCTCGCCGCTGGTGATGTTGTCAAAGTCCGGATCGAACTCTTCGTGGGGGAAAGCAGGGTTTTGTGTAGCCATTTAGTTCTCCTTCAGGCTGCAGCGCGGGTGATACCGCGGGGGTCGCTCACGGTGGCCTCGACCTGATCGTCGTTGATCAGGCGCCACTCGGTGCCGCGAATTTTGAAACGGGTTCCGGTGTACGTGCGCACCAGGATGAAGTCGCCTTCCTTGCACCAAGGCCCGTCGGGGAACTTCTCGGGGTCCTTGTAGGCTTGCGGGCCCACAGCGACGACGAACAAAATGGTAGTACCAATTTCTTCGTTTTTCTTGACGACATCGGCTTTAACGATACTTGAGTTCTCAAAAGTATCCTCCGCCTTGGGGATGGCACACAGGATCTTGTATCCGCAGGGGGTCGGGATCTGCTTGCCGCGCTCTTCCATCGGCGTGTTGTCGAACTCTTCGTCCGTAGCCTGCTTGAGGTGCGGGACCTCGTACACGCCCGGCGGCAGGATCAGCCCGGGTGGGTTCAGGGTTTCAATCGTCTGGGTCATTGTGGTGCTCTGCTTTCTCTTGCACGGCCAGTATTTCGGCGATTGCGATGTCGAGGCCGTGAATCTCACCGCAACCGTATTTATAAGCACCAGGGTCTGCGGCCCCGGCGATGAGCGAGTTGACGCGCGACTGACGCGCCTCCTCGAGGTTTTTGACCACCACGCGCACGAAGTCGTCGATCATTTCGAGCTCTCCCCGACGTCATTGCCGGCGTTGTTCTGGCGCAGCAGTTCGACCAAGCGGAAGGCGTCGTCGCGATCGCGTTCCAGCACCGCCTGATCCTGGGCCCGGCCCATGACACCGACCTTGGCGGCCGACACCACGAGGTTCTGCTCGGCCAGTTCCTGCTTGGCGCGCTGGTCCTGCTCCTTCAGGCGCATGTTGTCCGCCTTCTCGGCCGCGTTGACCTGCAGCTGCTGCTCGGCCTGCTTGATCTTGTCGGCGTCGCCGGCGATCTTGGCCTGGGCCAGCTGCTCCTTGATGGCCACTTCGCGGTCCTTGCGGTCGGCTTCGCGCATCTGCATCTGGATGACTGGGTCTTCCATCTGCTGCTGGGCCTGCTGGGCCTGGGCCGCCGCTTGGTTGCGCTGCAGCAGGCGCATCGCCGCGCGCGCCATGAGTTTGGACACAGCCACCTCGATCTCGGGCGCCATTTCCTGGTCCTCTGGCGGCAGCACGACACCAAGCTCGGCCTCGATCTTCTGGCGGTACGCAAAGCCGATGTGCTCGGCGAGGTGGGCCTGGGCCGCCGCCATCATGGTCTGGGCGCCGGGGTTCTGCCCCATCTGCTGCATCAGGATCGGATCCTGCATGGCCATGGTGTGCACTGCGATGTGCGACTCGTGGTCCTGGTGCAAGAAGGCCTTGATCGGGTCGCCGCGCAGCACGCGCATGTTCTCCGTCACCGGGTCCATGGGGTTCAGGTCCTCAGGCAGTGGGACCAGCTTGTCGGCGTTCTTGAAGCCGATCGTCTCCAGCATGTCGCGGTGCAGCAAAGCCAAGTTGTACAGCTGCGGGGCCGACTGGGACAGCTGAATGGCCGCCTGATACTGCACCAGCCGCTGGGTCATCGTGGCCGCATTCGGGTCGCTGACCGGCACGACGTCGACCATGGCGTAGTCCGTGGCCCGGTCGCTCTTCTCGCCAGAGGCCGGCTCGTAGTCGTAGGGCGACTCGTCGTGCTCGACCACGCCTTCCTTGATCAGCTTGAGCTCTTCCTTCAGGCTGTTGTGCGTGCGGGCCTGGACAGCCGTCATGACCTTCAACTGGCGCTCGATCAGAGCCAGGGTGGTGCCCACCGGCGCCTGAGACGACATGTCGCTGATCTTCATGTCCGCCATGCCGGGCAGGCGGCGGCCTTCCTCGATGAGGTCCTTGAGCAGCATGTGCAGGACGGTGCTGGGCTCCTTGTAGGGCAGCGGGATGATGTTGTCGCGCACGGTGCCCGAGCCCACATCCACGTCGCGGAACTCGCCCGGGCGGATCGGGGTGTCGTCGTTTTTGACCCGCATGCCCTTGGATTTCAGGCCGCCGGGCAAGTTTGACAACGTGCCTGCGTCGATCAGCTGGCGCAGGATCGAGGTGCCCGCCTTGGCGTAGCCACCGATCAGGTGGATCAGGCCCATGCCGTACGGGCCCATGCCCGGCACGTAGTCGTACTGCACGAAGTGCTGCAGCGGCTTGTGGTGCTCGTCGCCTTCCTTCCAGTTGCGCCGCACGGCCAGGACCTTGTCGTTGTCCTCGCAGACCGAGACCACGTAGGGCATGGCCCGCCCGTTGGCCAGCGGGTCGTCCTCGATCTCCAGCAGTAGCACGCTCTCGTAGACCGTGAAGCGGTCGTCGTTGATGTTGCTGAGGCCCGCGGCCTTGTCCTTCTCTTCCTCGACTTCCGTCTGCTTGCGCTGCGGGTCGCCCAGGTCGCAATCCAGATAGAACCCCTTGGCCATCAAGGCCTTGAGCTTGTTGCGGGTGTACTTGATCCGGTCGGTCACGCGCTCCGAACTGCGGGCGTTGGTGCCGCCGTAGGCCAGGATCACGTTCTCGGCCTCGCGGAACTTTGACACCATGCGACCCAGGGTCGGATCCGGGTAGACCTTCTTGAACGCACAACCGATCACGGGGAGGTTAAAAAGCATACGATCGTGTTCATCTCGGAACTCGACCATGCGCTCAGTAACCTGATAGTTCATATCCGCGCGCACGCGCAGCGCGGCCGCCATCTTTGCCTTGGTCTCCTTGCCCAGGACCTTGGTGAGCACCGGGCCGTGGGCCGGGAACGTCTCCATCATGGTCTCGGACTGGAACCGCACCGCCGCCTCGGTGATCATGGGGTGGAAGATGCCGCAGGCGCCCATCCAGGGCTCGGTGCGCTCCTCGTACTTCAGCCCGAGCAGCTTGATGCCGTCCTTGTACGTGCTCTCCCAGTCCTCACGTCCCCGAATGTCGTCCTCGATGTCGGAGAGCAAGTCGTGCGCAATGTTAGTGAGCACTGACTCCGGCAGAACCTCAGCCAAGTTCTGGCCGAAGTCGTCATCCGGGTCCTCAGGATCGTCCGGGCCGTCCAACTCGATCGTGACGGTGCCGTCGGCGTTCTCGATGACCGTGGGCTCGCCGGTCTCCAGCACCACCTCCACGGGATCCTGGTCCTGCTCGGTGTCAAAGAGCATGTCCTGCTCACGGATCTTGTTCTCAAACGGAATTGCTGTGGCCATGGGGTGTCCTCAGTGAGTGAAGGCCGCGCGGCCTTGTTCCGGGTATTGTGCAGTGTCGAAACGGTTGTTCTTGCGGCGGTTTTCGGCCGCTGTCAGTACCTGCATGTTCCACCAGACGTGCAAACCACACACTTTTTTGCCGCGCAGGGGGACGATGTGGTCCACGTGGTGCTCAACCCCAGTGCTCTGCGTCAGTTCCGCCGCTGCAGAGTAGAGGCGCAGCACCTCTTTCTGCATGTCGACCTCTCTCCAGGCCGCTGCTGCTTGGCGTGAAACCACTTTCCTGAAGCGTGTGTACTCCGCGACGCGGTGTGGGTTCTCTTTCTGCCACTCCGCCGTAGTCGTACGCGATTTTTCGCTGTTTGCAAGGCGCCACAGGCGTGTTCGTTCCGCTGCTGCCGCGTTGTACGCCGGATCTTGGCGGCGCTTTGCCCCGTGACGGCGCTCTTTTTCTAGGTACTTCTCTGTCTGGCGGTACTTGGCCTGTCGTTCAGCTTGGCTCATTTGAGGTCCTAGTAATAGGCCGCGACGCGCGGCGGCGCGGGCTCATTATCGCCGTCGTCCTCGTCATCCGACAAGGTGATGAAGCCGCCGCGGCGGAACCGCTCCCAGGCCATCACAGTGCAGTCCACCGGGTCGTCGAAGTCGCCATTGGGGAAATCCGCGCACACCTCGATCAGTTCACGGGCCCACGGCGTGTCCGGCACCCACACCACGCCGTCTTCCAAAATTGGCGTCACGGCGTTGGTGCGCGCGTATTTGTCGTTGGACACGCCCACCTTGCCGCGGGACGGGCTGACCTCCATGACGAACAGGCCCTGGGCCCGCATCTCCTGGATCAGCGGCGCGCCGGCCGCCTTCTTCTCGATGATCAGGTCGTCGGGCTGCCAGCGGTCGTAGAACTCCCGGGCCTTCTTCTTGAGCTCGGGGAACTCGGGGCGCCCCTTCCAGTAGTCCAGCAGGATAATGGCGTGGCGGTGGCGGTATTCGTCGAAGAACACGCCCCAGGTGGTGCAGGCGCTGTAGTCGTTGCGGGTCTTCTGCTCGTGGGCCGTGTCCCAGGTCTGGATGATGAAGCTGCAGTCGGGCGGGTCTTCCTTGAGCCAGATGTTCCAGTGCTCGCGCTTGAGCAGTGCGGCGGAGTCGCTGGTGGGCTCCTGCATGTACTGCGCCGCCCAGAACGCGGGGCGCATGCCGGCCTTCTTGGCCAAAAGCTCGGCCAGGGGCCACTGCTCGGGCCAGAGCGAGACCATCTGCATCTTGCCGTCGCGCTCGACCTCCATCACCGCGGGGAAGCGCACCTCGTGCCATGGCAGCGCCCCGTCGGCCTTCTTGTCCTTGGACCACTGGATCGCCTTGGCGATCGGATCCTGCTTTCCCCAACGTGTGCCGATCATGATGATCCGCCCGCCGGGCATCAAGCGCTGCAGGGGGCCCACCTGCATGTAGCTCCAGGCCGTCTCGAACGCCACCGCCGGATTCCCGTACAGCACCGACTGCTCGGAGACCAAGTCGTCGGCCACCAGCAAGTTGGCGCCCTTGCCTGCCGCGTTGCCGCCCACACCCAGCGCGAGGTACACGCCGCCCTGCACGGTGGTCCAGTTGCCGGCCGCGCTCTTGTCCTTGGACACCTGCACCGAGCGGTCGAAGATCTCCTGGTACTCGGGGCTGTCGATCAAGTCACGCACCTTCTTGCCGAAGCTCTCGGAAAGCTCGGCCGTGTGGGTGACCATCATGATCTGGTGCGTGGGGTTGTGCCCCAGATACCACGCCACGTAGAGGAACGCGATCGACTCGGACTTGCCGAACCGTGGGGGCATGGAGACCGTCAGGCGCAGCGCGTGGGGCGGGATCTCCTCGGTGTTGCTCCAGACGGCTGCCATGTCGTGCAGCAGCGGGCGCAGGTGCCGGTGGTGCGGCCCTTCCTTGAACCCCGGGTAAACCCGGTGGCAGAACACCAGGAAGTCCTCCCGCGCGCGCCGGCGGGCGTTCTTGACGTCAAAGGCCTCGAGGTCCTCAAGCAGCGCAGCCTTCTCCAGCGCTGGCATCTCCGGGATGCGCGCTATCAGCAGCTGGATCTGCTCGGGGCTGAGGTGCTCCAGGCGGGTGGTCACGTGGGGTCTCTGCGCACCAGGGCGCCATCCTCGCCGGCCAGGGGGACCCCCGGGGCACCGGAGGCGTCTGCGACAACGGTCGCGTCCAGCAGGCGTTTCAAGCGCTCGGCCACCTTGGTATTGAGCTCTTCCTCGTTGTGCTCGACCTTGGTCGTGACCTCCACCTTGGTGGTGAACAGGGCCACCTCGGTCACCTCGCCCAGCATCTTCATGGCCTTCAGGCGCACCGTGGGCGTCGGGTGCTCCATGTCCTCGAGCAACTTGGCCACGATCTTGCCGCGGATGCTCTTGGCGTGCTCGATAAACTCCCAGTCGTAGGCCGTGAGGCTGGCCACGAGGTGCTGCACTGCCTCTGGCGTCTTGATGGTAGTGAGCGCCAACTTCTTCTGATCGTCCTCGGGCTCGGTGATCAGCGTGACGAAGGCTTCCCGCGCGTCGCGGGTCTGGATGGCGTGGTCGATCTCGTCGTCGGACGGCACGCCGAAGGCTGCGAAGGGGTTGTCCTTGCCAGCACTCTTGTGCATGGCGTTCAGCACCTGGGCAGAGGAGGCCTCATCCAGCTGCAGTAGCTCGACGTCGGCTTCGTTCTCGATCTGGATGCTGAGCAGGTGGTCGAACATGTTGGCGCTGGGGTTTCAGCGATGCGGGGTTGCCCCCGGGGTGAGCGCAGTGTATCCTCACTTCCGAGGTCGGTGCAACGCTTTGGCGTTGTCCTTGCTTCTCCTGATGGTTGGAAACGACCTTGAGCCCCCAAGTGCAAACCTGGGGGCTTTTTTTCGTCTGGAGGGGTTGTTTGGCGCGGTGGCAGGTGCTGATCTCCTGCTTTGATGCCAGTCTCATGCCGGTATGCCTACCAGCCATTTAGTCGGCGGCTTGCTCGGTTAGCCGACTTCCCGTTGAGCGCATCAGCCTGCGCATTCACCGCAGCCGCCAGTGTACCCCACGCGCGGTGGCACTTGGCTACTTTGACACGGGGTTTTCGTCGAATTTTTGGTGGGCCCCGGGGGTAGGGCGATCGGCGAAAACGGGGCGAATTCTGTATTTGGAGTACTTTTACGCTACTTTGACATGGTTGCGCGGCGTTGGTGTGAAACAGTGTTACTACACGCCGCCACACACATCACAGATATTGGTCCCCCACCCACCCGTACCCTCGCCGCACCCGCAAAACACCGCACACCGCAACGACAGAAAAGCTCTATTCATACAATATAGGTGTCAGTTGGATAGGCCATCTGACATACCAAACCGTGAGCGATGCTCACACATCAGGAGTTACACCATGTCTTCCATCATCAACACCGCAGTCATCAACACCCTCAAGGCCGCCGCATCCTTTCAGTTGCGTGTCGCTGATCTTCGTGCTGCGCTGCCCCGCGCTACTTTGCAGGATCGTGATGCGCTTGTCATTGCGTTGCGCCCCGGCGTGGCCAAGTTCTACGGCATCGAGTGCGCTGAGCACGGTGCTACTGGCAAGTTCGTGTGCGACGACGACAAGGTCAGCATGGCCGCGCGTACCGCACTGAGCAAGCTGGTGCGTGCTGTGCAAGGCCCTGTGGCGCACGAGACGGTCGTGACCAAGGTTCGGGTCAAGGCCGCTGAGAAAAGCGCGTATGACGCGTTCTATGCAGCGTGCGGTGGCGACACCAAGCGCATGGCTGCTGTCATCAAGGCAATGAAGGCTTGATTTACAGCGTGGTGGGCGTTGGAATTTGCTCGGTGATGCCGCGTACGTGTGGCTTTGCACGCTGTTCCAACGTCGCCACGCCTGCTTTCCCCTGCCCAACCTGTAAACCGTGAGCAGTGCTCACACTTCGGAGAACCCCATGACCCCAGAGAAATTCGCCCAACTCAAGCGCGAGTGCGCCAGCTACCTCACAGCCAACGCCATCAAGACCAACAGCGTGCGAGGGCGCACTGCAATCCACACGTTCTGGTACGGCGCAATGTGCGCGCTCGACGACAAGACCGACGTCCGCGTCAGCATCCTGTTGCTCTCGGGCCGACACACCGACCTCGTCGACTTCAAACCCACCAAGGAGTAACCCATGCTTCACCCATCCTTCTTCACCCCCGAACAGCTGGCCCGCGCCAACGAACTGGCCGGCGATCTCACACTGGCCACGGACAACGCCGAGGCAGACACACGCGCTCGTCTGCTGCGTGAACTGCGGGAAGCCACCGATCACTACCTCCTGACCGCGCGCGTGTTCGTCGACGGGCTGCAAATGTACCGTGCGACCGGACGCCTGATCCAAGCCAAGAACGCGTGGGTCGCTGCCTATGGAGCGCTACCCGAACTGTGACCTTGTCCGACCGGTGTCAGTACCCGGCGCAGCAGCGGTCCTGCTGCACATCAAAACCGTGAGCACTGCTCACACTTTCAGGAGTTCCAAATGACCTACGCAAACACCACCCGCACCGAAACTCTTCAGGGGGCGCAAGGTGCGCACCACACCCACTTCGCCCGTCTCTCCCTGCCTGCTGGCGCCATGGCGCTGCGCGCTCTGCGCCCCTCGGTGCACTCCGTGCGTCTGCCTGTGCGCTACCTGAGGAGCTACGTCTACTCGGTGCACTGCCCTGTCCCGCTCGATGCCGAGTTCTGGCCCACGCGCGAGATCCCCGTCTTCGTTAAGCGTACACGTTCTGCTTACTTGCAGCACTGAAAGTAATACCGGAGTACTCCTATTCAGGGGTATTCCGGGTCTTACCCACTTAATTACATCGACTTGCAAGCAGTTTGAGCGGATCAATCGCCAATAAAATCAACAACTTAGCGTTGGCAACAACATATATAACCTATCTCTTTATAGTTATAGTTATAGCCGTGGTTTTTTTTTTACACAACAGTCTTATAGCAGCCGAGCAAAATGTCGTGTTCAGACTGCTGTGTTTTTTGTCGCGGCCAGCATGAAAAGCATCTTCAAAAAGATAGGTAACCCTGCATGTTCATGCACCTAAGCCTATGTTTCTATTAAAGATTGTGCTTTTCATACTGCGTTCAGGTCGGTGCCTATTAAGTGGACACTTTACCTGTTCAATTAAATAGCGTATACTGTGAGCATGACCCACACTCTCTGCCGCACTTGCAAAACCCTCAAGGCCGACGTCGATTTCCTCGGCGTGCGTGCTCCCTTCACCTGCATCGCATGCAACACTGAGCCGCTGATACAAGGCAAAGTGTGCCCCGCATGCGAGGAGTTCAGGCACGTGAAGCTCTTTCGCTACCCCCTGACGCTGGCTCAAGCCGAAGCGCGGGGCTACTACAACCACGAGGAGCGACCGATGCACGCCACATCGAAGTTCTGTTCGTACTGCCGCAAGACCCCGCCACGAGGCAAGGAACACATGCTCAAAGGCGTGCCACGCCACTACACCCCGGCCGATCTACCCGCCATACCCCGCGCCAAACTCCTGCTCGAACGCGAACGAGGGCGCCTCAAGCAAACCGCGGTGCAAGATGAACTGGACCAGCGCGACCTGGACCGAGAGCGCAAGCGCCGGGAAGGCGGCCGGCTTGGCGGTCTGAACCGATGGGAGAAGCACGACGACAAGCGGTGGCAGTGGGTTGCGAACGAGTTGCGCAAGGAACTCCAGCGGGTGGCCACCAAGATGCCCGGCCTGCAGCACGCAGCCGATGGCGGCGGTGACACGGCGCGCGCGAAGCTCGCCTTCCATGTGGCGTACAAGCAGGCGCTGCGTGAGGCACGTAACAAGGCGGTCGTGGGTCTGGGCGCATCCAAAGAGGGGGAGCACAAGTGGCGGGACCTGCTCGGCGCCCTGCGGATGGTTGAACTGGAGCAGTTGTGGGGTGTGATCGACCACATGGCCCGGCCTGTCGAGCGCGAAGAGGGGGGCAAGAAGAAGTACGCGAAGCCTGGGCGGCCGGCGAACGTGCCTCTGTTGCTGGCGCGCCGGGATGCGGACCTGTTCGAAGGCTGCCCCGTCAAGACCCGCACCGAGCGGGTTGCCCCGGTCAAGGAAAAGCCTTTCAAACACTACGTGCACAAGCCGCACGTCGACAACACCTGGGATGCATGACATGACGCAGTTCGAATTCGTGAAGCACCGCTCGGCCTTCGACCACCTGCGTTGGCAGTGGCTCATTGACTTGTGCCGGGAAGAACAGAAGCGGTGCTACAAACGCCGCAGCTACCGCTTGCAAGCAGCCCATGGGCACGGAGCCAACGGCGTACTGGGCGTGCGCAATGCGAACAGAGACGACTATCTCAGCACGTATCTGCAATTGCTGCAGGCAGTTGCCCGACAGGCCAAGCTATGGCAAGCACAAGGGAAGGCGACCCTTGACCACACGACGTGGGAGCAGTTGGTAGGGGCTGTGAATCTACAAAACCTGCGCAGGCTGTACGAAAACGACGCCGAACTCCGCGAGCTTGCGCGCTCCCATAGAGGTCCACTTGCCGCACCGCCGTTCATGCTGACGCAGCAGGACACTCCCGTCTTCGCGCCATGCAAGTGGAGGCTGGAGGCAGACATCTGAATCCGACCGGTGTCAAAGCAAACCGGCCGCTCTCGAAGAGAACGTGAGCATCGCTCACACCCGGCGCCACAGCGGACCTGTGGCAGTTCAATCAGGAGAAAGCAATGAGTCATTTCACAGTCATGGTCATCGGAGCAACCGACGTCGCAGCAGCGCTGCAGCCCTTCCACGAGTACGAGTGCACGGGCATCAAGGACCAGTACGTGATCTGGGTGGATGAGACCGAGGAGGTGCGCAAGGAGTGGTTGGGGCTCAGTGCCGATGACAAGGCGGAGTACAAGAACCTTGTCCACTTCGCTGAAAGTTGGTTCGGCTACGAGGAGAGCGAGGACAAGCCGGGCACCTACGGCCACTGGACGAACCCGAACCGCAAGTGGGACTGGTACCAGATCGGCGGTCGTTGGTCGGGCTTCTTGAAGCTCAAGGCCGGCGTCAAGGGCAAGCTCGGCTCGCGCAGCCTGCTGGACAGCAGCCCCGATGACAGGCGTGGACGTGCAGACCAAGCGCGCAAGGGCGACATCGACGTGGCGGGCATGCGCGACGAAGCGGGTGAGAAAGCAGGTGCCAAGTGGGACATCATCAACCCGGTGATCGCCCCGCACGAGATGACCTACATGGACTGGGCACTGGCGCAGGAAATGTCGATGCGTGACGGCAAGGTGGACTACGAGCTCGCACGCAAGACGTACCACGGGCAAGACCTGATGATGGCAGTGCAGGCAGTCGCACAGGACAAGAGCAACCCGCACCGTGAGATGTTCGTGTGGATCGACGATGTGCAGCAGTACCTGCGCCCGCGGGATGAGTTCGTGCAGATCGCGCGCAACGGGGCCATCGGCACCTTCGCTGTGTTGAAAGATGGCGAGTGGGCCGAGCGCGGTGAGATGGGTTGGTTCGGCATGGTCAGCAACGAGGGCGACAAGAACGCCTGGGACCAGCAGTTCAATGACATGTTCGACGCGCTGCCCGACGACACGCTGATCACAATTTGTGATTGTCACATATAGTCTTGTCATATCTGACGAGTTGATGTACGCTGCATTTCTTTTTGAAAGGAGAAGCAATGCGGCACGAATGGCGCCCTGTTCCAGGGTACGAAGGCATCTACGAAGTCAGACAAGGCAAAGACGGGGGGCGTGTGCGAAGAGTGCAGCCCCTTGCACGCACGCGCGTTGGTAGAGAACTGTTTGGGCTCGACGCCAACGGCTACCCGCGAGCCGTGCTCACAGGCGCTGATGGCAGCGTCAAGTACACGCGAATGCACGTACTCATCATGCGGGCCTTCGGCCCCCCACAACCCTGCCCGCTGCACGTAGTGCTGCACAAAGACGACGTCAAGAAGCACAACGTCATAGGCAATCTTGTGTGGGGTACAAAGTCGCAAAACCTGCTCGACTCGTGGGCCAACAAGCGACGCAAGGCCTGCACACCAGCGGGCGCAGCACACCCGAGGTCCAAGCTCACGCCAGCACAGGCAAAACGCATCCGCCTCAGCAAGAAGCCTTTAAGCGAAATGGCCCTTGAAATGGGTGTGTCCAAGCAAACAGTGTGGCGAGTGCGCACACGCAAGAGCTATTAAATCCGACCGGTGTCGGCCGGCGCAGCAGCGGTCCTGCTGCAAAACCGTGAGCATCGCTCACACATCAGGAGAAAGCAATGGGTCAATACTGGATGCCAGTGAATCTGGACAAGAAAGAATACCTGCACCCCCACGACATGGGTGACGGCGCCAAGTTGTGGGAGCAGGCGTTCAGCGCGGGTGGGGTGGCCTCCGCATTGGTGTTGTTGCTCGCACCACTACCTATCAGGCGCGGTGGTGGGGATCCGAGCGACTTGACGCACGTTGGCCGGTGGGCAGGGGACCGCATCGTGTTCGTCGGGGACTACAGCGAGAAGGACGACTGCAAGGTGCGCAGCTTCGGCACGCTGTACAAGCGCGTGCGTGAGAACAAGGGGTACACCAACATCTCGGATCTGGCCAAGGCCATGGTCGATAGCAACAACAGCTGAAGGAGAAAGCAAATGAAACGCACCATCGCAACCCTCGCGCTGCTCTTCGCAGCCCTCACCACCCACGCACAAGGCCTCATGCCCGAGACCGTCGGGCTGCATCTGGCCAGCAAGCACAGCAGCTACAAGCAGCAGTGGAACGACGCCAACGTCGGTGTGTACGCACGCTGGGGCAACGGCATCACGCTGGGCACCATGCGCAACTCCGAGCGCACGCAGTCCTACTACGCGGGGTGGACAGGCGACTGGGCACTGACCAAGCGCATCGATGCTGGCCTCACGCTGGGCCTGATCACGGGGTACAAGCGCGCGAAGGTGCTGCCGATGGTGGTGCCGAGCCTGCGCCTCGCAGTGACCGAGAACCTGGGCCTGCGCACCAGCTACATCTTCAACCCAGACAAAGGAGGTGCACACGCACTGCACATATCAGCCGAGTGGAAATTCTGATCAACAACTGAAAGAGAACCATGAGAAATTCGAAATCCGCGCTGCTCGCAGCACTCGCCATGTCCGCACTTGTGACAGCGGGCACCAACTCAACCGCTCGACCCGGCGGCGTGCTTGTGATCGACGAGAGCACGCAGCTGCGCAATATCCCCGCAGATCGTGGCCAGAACGTGCCCGGTGACACGAAGAGCGACAGGCTGGGCACTGGGTACTACCGACGCCACAAGGCGCCTGTGGGCAAGCGCTACCGCGCATCCGTCAAGCAACATCAACGCCACGCCGCCAAGGCACGCAACAGAGCCAAGATGCGCTGACATCCAACCGGTGTCAAAAACGTGAGCGTTGCTCACACCCGGCGCAGCGGCGGTCCCGCTGCATATCAGGAGATTCCAAATGGAAAAGCAAGCAATCCTCCAGAACCTGCGCGATGCGCACGACATTCTGTCCAAGGTCGAAGAGCCCATCTTTAAGCTGAGCACCTTCAAGAAAGAACTCAGCTGCGGCACCATCGCATGCGCTGCAGGGTGGTTGGCTATGTCCGAGCGCTTTGCGCCGATCATGAAGCTGGTGCCTTTCGGAGTACAGACCCCCAACGCTCACCACTTCTTCAACTTGCGCCCCGCAGACTGGGTCGAGGGTACTGTGGAAGACAGCGCGTACTACTTCGGGTGGCTTGACGGACACTTCGGCCCGCACGCATTCGACATGCTCTTCTGCGAAAGGGGCGGCGGCATGAAAGACCTGGACCACCCTATGGCGGAGCGAGATGAAGACGACGAAGACGAGTGCGTATTCCCGGACAGCGTCACCGACAAGGACCTTGCGCTCTGGCGCATCAGGCAGCAGATCGCCGCGATCGAAGGGAGTGCGGAATGAAAGGCAAACCAATCGAGCCAGGATGTCTGGCCATGATCGTGGGGTCCAAGCGCAACCCCGAAAACAACGGGAAGACGGTACGTGTTCTTCGCGTGGCGGCATTCGAAGAGCGCCCCCCTGAAGCGAATGCGGTGGCTAAGCAAAAGGGCATACGTTTCATACCGCTCCCGCCCGAGGTAGCGAACCTCAAACGCTGGTGGGTCGAGCCTGTCCACGGGCTGCTTCAGTGGCGCAGCGCGCGAGGGCGTGTTGACGCGGACTGCGCGGCGCGGAGCTACAAAGAGAAGTTTCTAATTCGCCTTGACGATGACGAAGCACCCAAGGAAGTCACCCGTACGGTTGTCAAGAACGCACCCAAGAGCAAGCCTGTCGACGAAGTCATTTAAGGAGAAGAAGCATGACCCCCATCAAGACCATCAACTCGCGTGTGCCCGGCCTCGTAGCGCACATCTACCAAGACTTTGCCCCCGTGTCACCCGCGGAGTGGGACAACCTGGGCGAGATCACCTACAACAAGGCCGCGCGCTACGTGCTGGGCACGCACCCCAAGTCCGCCGAGCAGGACGCCGAGATCGCACGCATGGTGCGTGACGGTGAGGCCTACGGCCTGCCTGTGTGGGCCTACGTGCACAGCGGCTCGACGATCAAGGCTGCGCTGACCAATCCCTTCGGCTGCCCATGGGACAGCGGGCGCAGTGGCTGGGCGTACGTGATGAAGGACAAGGCGCTCAAGGAGTTTGGCCGCAAGCTGCCATCGCGCAAGCTGAAGTTCCGCATTCTCGACGTGCTCAAGGGTGAGGTCGAGACGTTCAATCAGTGGCTCAACGGCGACGTGTACGGCTACCGCATCGAGCTCAACGGCGAGCAAGTGGACAGCTGCTGGGGCATGTACGGCCTGGAGGAGACGGTCAAGGAGGTCACGCTCTTGCTCGAGCTTGAGGCTCGACGCATCGCGCCGATGCAGCAGATGGAACTTGAACTTCAAGGAGCAACAGCATGAGATACAAGGGCTACACCTTGGAGAACCACTACCTGCCGGGCAGCACGTTCCGAATCAAGGACGGTCGCGTCATCAACCGCAAACCAACGCTCAAAGACATCGACTACGTCCGCGCCACTCCGGACGACGGCGGCCATGCGCTCAACTGCGCGAACATGTCCGAGGCCAAGGCGTGGGCGGACAAGTGGCCGGTAAAGAAGTAGTTCCGACCGGTGTCAAAAATGTGAGCGCTGCTCACACAACCCGCGCAGCAGGGGTCCTGCTGCAAATCATCAGGAGTAAATCATGGGTACACGTTCAATCACCACCATCATCGACAACCAATGGGGCAAGCCCTCCAAGGTCTGCACCATGTACGCACAGTTCGACGGCTACCCCAGTGGCCACGGTCAGGCACTCTTCGACTTCCTTGTGAAGATGAAGCCCTGCAACGGCCTGGGCGGCAAGGCTCCGCAGGGAATGGAGTGGGCCAACGGCGCAGGGTGTCTGGCTGCACAGATGATCAAGCACTTCAAGGACGGCCCCGGCGGGCATTACATGACTGCGCCGCGCGTCACGCTCGACGGTGAGGACTACGGCTACGAGGTCACGTTCGAGCAGAACATGACGCTCACTGTTGTGGTCAAGAGTTACAAGGGCAAGGTCTTCAGTGGCAGCCTGCACGACTTCGGTATCTTTTGCGCAAAGGACAAGTGACATGAAGACAACGCCAAAAGTGCGCGAGCTCATCGCGGCTTGCAGCCAACCAGCTTGCCGGCGCGGCGCGCAGTACCGCATCAAAAAGACGGGACGTCTCATCTGCATGCTTTGTGCCAAATTACTGGACAAAGACGAGATCACTCAAATCGAGGAGAAAGCATGAACCACCCACCCTACGGACCCAACGTGCGCATCCGAACGCTGCGCAACACGGCCGAGCACCAAGACTACGAACTCGTCGAGGAGCGCGTCAACGACAAATGGGAAGAGCGCGGCCGCTTCGGCCATATGAGCAACGACTACGCGTTCACCGAGGCCGGTGCGCTGGCCCGCAGCTTGGCAACGAAACACATCGGAGGGCATTGAGATGCTTGCAATCATTGACCAATACAACGCGGCCAAGCAGGCCATCTTCGATCACGTCGGCTACGTCGAGAACTGGGTGGTGATCCCGCTCAACGACGACCGTGAGATGTTCTGGCGCTTGGAAGGTGGCGAGGGTGTCGGCGGCGTTCTCTGCTACGCGCCCACGGAACACGACTTGCATGACGAAGCCGGCAGCGTCTACTACGAGGACGAGATCTACACGCAGCGATTCTTGCCCAAGTGGGTCTATCGCGGGGCCGAGTTCACCATCGTGTGCTGCAACCCCGGCGTGGACGGCAACAAGTTTCTGCGCATTCTCGACAACACCAAAGAAAGGAACCCATCATGAGCTTCAAACCAGAAGTCCGCACGGGCAGCACCGACCCGAAGTTCTACGGCAACAACCTCGCCTTCGCCACACGCGAAGAGGCCGAGTACAGCGCCTACGCGCTGAGGGACCGCTGGATGCTCGTCGTCGAGTGCCGCGTGGTCGAGAGCGACCAGCCTGTGAACTACCACATCGATGTCACCACGGGGATCATGACGGAGGTTAAGCCATGAGCGAATCCTCAGAAGACTGGGCCGCCTACAAGGCGCAGCAGAAGCTGGAGCGCGCGGAGCGGCGTGCCACGGCTGAGCGGCAGCTGCAACGCACGGACATCAAGTACACCGTGCACAACGACGGCGCACACATCGTCATCGAGGAAGGCGGTGCGATCTTCGACTACTGGCCGGGCAACACACGCTGGCGCATGCGCCCGTATCGCAGTGACTTCGGTGTGGACAAGCTGTTCGCTGCGATCGTGCAGCGGCGGCAAGTGGCCGCGGACTTCGAAGCGAAGCGCGCTCGGCACCAAGAAGATGAAGCGTTCGTCGAACGCATGACGCGGGCATTCCCGCACTTAGGAGAAGAGGTATGAAAGATCCGAAGTTCATTCAGTTGTTGGCCACTGTGGAGGAAGACGGCAACGTGCGCCAAGCCACGCCAGAGGAGCAGGCGGCACACGCGTGCCTGTGGTCTGTCTACAAGGGCGAGCCCGGTGCGTTCGAGTGGTTCGCCGACTTCAACTACTGGATAGACGCTACGGCCTTCGCGCGCACGCAGGCGCAGATGTACGGCGCACAGCTGATCGAAGGGGGTGCGTGATGGCCATTCAACCAACCATCATGACCGATGACGAGTTCATCTACACCTGCTGGACCATGCGCACGTACGGTGGCGGCTTCGCGCAGCACATCGGACAGGCAGGGCATGCCGCAGACAGCTACAACAAGCAGCGCCTCATGGCTGCCTTTCCCGACCTCTTCGAGAAGTTCGGCCCGGGGTCTTCGTTCTACATGGCTTACGTCGCCGAGCGGTGACGCCAACATCAGGAGAATCAACATGATCGACATCAACACCATCATCCAGCAAGCACTCGAGAAAGCCATCACCGAGGCAGTCGACAAGAAGTTTGACGAAATCGAGCTTCGCATCGAAGGCATCGAGCAGGCGCTGCGTCACAAGAGCGACCTGGGCCCGCTGCGCGCTCAGTTTGCCGAGGACATCCAGCAGCTTGAGTACCGCATCAACAACGTGAACGACTCCTTCAACGCAGGGCAGCGCATGCTGCTGAACTTCGAGCGGGACATGGGCACCGTCAAGGAAACCCTCAGCGGCATGCAGGAACGCTTCGCTTTGAAGGACGTGGTCAATGCGGACATCGAGGGCATCAACAGAGTGCTCGACGAGCGCGCCAGTGTGGCTTCTGTGGAGTGTCTGGAAGAAGAAATGAATCGCATGCAGCGTCGGCTGGCTGCGGCCGAACGCGACAGCCGCGCCCCCGAACTGGACAGCCAGGAAGTGGCGGACGTCATCGCCGACCTGTTCAGCGACGGCACATTGACCATCACCATCGACAAAGTGTGAGCACCGCTCACGTTTGAGTCCGGCGCCGCAGCGGTTCTGCGGCATTTTTGTTTCTACACATCAGGAGTTTCAACATGAACACGACCTTCAACCAAGCCATCGACAACGCCGTGCACAACGCGCCCACCAGTGCACTGACCAACAAGCTCACCCCCGAGCAAGCCGTGGACCGGCTGGCCTACATCAAGAGCGCCATCGCGTCGCTCAAGGAAGAGGAGACCGCGTGCAAGGACATCCTCATCACGCACAACCAGCGCGCCTACGAGAGCGACTTCTACCGCGCCACGGTGGCTGAGGTGGCCGGCGGCACCAAGGTGGACTGGCAGGCCCTGGCCATGAGCATGAAGCCCAGCAAGCAGAAGATCGTGGCCTACACCTAAAGCACGGCCGGCTACTACCGCATCGACGTTCGTGCGAAGAAAACCAGCTGAAGGAGAAGCACATGGAACACTCTCACTACTACTTCACGCCGCGCGAGATGGACTCGCGGTCAGGCAAGGGCCCCGGTACGCACGACCATGACAGCGCGCTGTGTGGCTATGGCAGCTTCCACTTCAAGCGCACGAAGGTGAAGGCCGACGTCACTTGCCCCAACTGTCGCGCCCGTCTCGGGCTGCCGGAGAAGACATCATGAACGGAACTTGGCAATTCATCCCGGGCAGCGTTGCGGCGTTGCTCTACGTGCGCACACCTGAGACGACGGGTGCATCGCAGTCGGTCGTGTATCTGGGCAAGGTTCTCGGTGCTGTGACAGGGCGCCGTGACACGCCACTTGCGGAGACCGGCTGGCCAGCCGAGGTGCAGAAAAGCATCAACGACTGGTTCGAGCGTGTGTTCTCGCTTGAGCACGAGACCCGTGCAGACAAGAGCCTGCCTTCGACCCGAGCACAGTTCGTCGACGCAGCGAAACCCTGGACCATCACCATCAAGGAGCAATGACATGAGCAACAACATCTGGATCGAATTGGAGAAACCGAAAGACGAAGCCCACGCGGTCGAGATATGCGAGCAGGCAAACCGCATGCTGCAGCGTCTGGGCACCAACGGCGGAGAGTTCGGCTGGGACAAGACGAGCCATCAGTACACCTACGGCACGCGCATGGGGTATCGCGGCCTCACCGATCGCGGTGAGTGGTTCAACTTGGACTACCTCGGTCGTCCTCTTGAGGGGAAGTGAAATGGCAAAAGGAAAGACACGCTGGTTCCCCCGGCACGTGGAGCCTGTTCGCCACGGCGAGTACGAGTGCTTGGTGCGGCTGACCAGCAACGCGCCGCTGTTCTTCTGGCGCTTGCGTTGGGACGGCAAAGGTTTTCTCGTGCCATTCCCCATGGTCGTGAAGTTCTGGCGCGGGCGGACCAAAGCCGCAACGCATCAACCCAAGAAGGGGAAATGAAGTGCAGTATCATGCAACAACACATATCAAAGGAGCACTTCGATGTTGACCGCCGAGCAGCTACGAGAACAGCTTTCGTACAACAAGACAACAGGTCTTTTCAGGTACCGCCGGCAGGTGGGGCGCATGAAAAAAGGAGCCGTTGCCGGCACCCTGGGCACGCACGGGTACGTGCAGATTGGCGTTGCGGGGAAGCTGTACAAAGCATCTAGGCTGGCGTGGCTGTATGTGACAGGGGCGTGGCCGACGGAGATCGTGGACCACAAGAACCGAAGGCGCTCTGATGATCGGTGGAAGAACTTGCGGCTGCTGTCGAAAGCAGAAAACCAGCAGAACTGCACGCCGCTCCGAAAGAACAACAAGAGCGGTGTCAAGGGGGTGTCGTGGTGCAGCCGTCGCCAGCGCTGGCAAGCACACATCCAATACGAGAACCGACAGAAGAGCATCGGTGTTTTCAAAACCATCCGTGAAGCAGCCGCCGCATACCGTGCGGCTGCACAACAGCTTCATACACATAGGAGTAAGTAATGCCGGGAACAATTATTTATCAAGGGCCTTCACTGATCGACGCGCAGCCGATCTTTGTGGCGGCAGTGTGGAACTCTTCCAACCGTAAGACGGGGTCGATGGTTCAAACATATGTGATGCGCGCGGACCTTGACCCGCTCACGGCCAGCAAGCTGGGCGAGGACTACTCCATCTGTGGCACGTGCAAACACCGCGGCGAGCCGACGCTGGACCCCGAGCGCAAGCAGGCCGAAAAGCGTAGCTGTTACGTGCAGCTGTTCCAAGGCCCACTCATGGTGTTCAAGCAGTTTGAGAAGGGCGCCTACGCGCTCAACGACAGCCGCCAAGCACGCGCGGGTCTCGGACAGGGCCAGCGCGTGCGCCTGGGCACATACGGTGATCCGGCTGCGGTGCCTGCAGATGTGTGGGAGGACCTGCTCCTGCGGGCCAAGGGGTGGACGGGGTACACCCACCAGATGGGGCACCCGACTGCGGCGTTCAAGCCGTGGATGACCATGGTCTCGGCCGATGACTTGCCCACGGCGCAGCGCGCGTGGTCCAAGAGCTACCGCACCTTCCGCATCGTGTCGCACACGTCCGAGCTCATCAAGGGCAAGGAAGTGCTGTGCCCTGCTTCAGAAGAAGCAGGCAGGCGAGCGACGTGCAGTTCGTGCATGTTGTGTGGTGGCAGCCAGCAGGTTGCTCGTTCCGTTGCAATCGTGGCGCACGGCGCCGGAAAGGGGTTTGTATGAAGAAGGAAATCGAAGTCGGCGATCTCGTGGTGTTCAACACACTGGCAGACGCCACCGTGTTCAAGGTGCTGGAGCACCCGGCCAAGTTCACGCTGGTTGTGCGCGAGGCGGGGCGCCCGAAAGACGCGAAGCGGATGGTGGACATCAGTCTCTATCGACAAGCGACGCCCGAGCAGTGCATGAACCACTTGAAGGATTTGTCATGAACGACATCACAGGCTTCATGGCGTGCATCGCGGTGCTGTTCCTGGCGCTGGTGGTGTATCTGCAGATGCGGCGCATCGACTTCTTGCAGAAACAACTGGACTCGTACAGCGATCTGCAGCAGGCGCAGATGCGGCATCAGTTCATCATCCTGGCCGACGCCATCTTCACGCTGGACAAGCGCACGCGCACCTGACCACTTGTCGGAAAGCAGCATCACGGACTTGCCCACCGTGGTGCTTTTGTAAAACATCGGGCATACTGTCAACTTCATCAGGAGAAATCAAATGTCACATGCGCTCACACAACGTGCCAACGGCATGACCGAATTTGCGTACCTCAAGAGCGACGGCCTGCCGTGGCACAACCTGGGGCAACCCATGGAAGACAAAGCCAGCCTCGAAGAGTGGCGCGTCAAGGCCGGCATGGACTGGCGCATCAAGCGCGCCAAGGTCCGCTACCCCACCAGCGCCGACACCGTGAACGACGCCACGCAGTACGTCGAGGTACCTGACAAGCACGTGCTCTTCCGCTCGGACAACGCCCACCCCCTGGGCATCGTCTCGGACAAGTACAAGGTGGTGCAGCCCGGCGAGGTGCTGGACTTCTTCCGCGACATCGTGCACGTCGGTGGTCTGGAGTTGAGTGCAGCGGGCACGATCTATTCGGGCGCCCGTTTCTGGGCCACGGCCAAGATCGGCGAGGCGAGCCCTGCGTCCCTCAAGGACAAGGTGGGCGGCTACCTGCTGCTCTCCACCAGCGCCGACGGCTCGCTGGCCACCGAGGTGCGCCGCACCACCATCCGCGTCGTCTGCCGCAACACGCTGGCCATGGCGCACGGTGAGGGCGCAGCGTCCGTGAAGATCTCGCACCGCTCGGTGTTCAAGCCCGAGGAGGTCAAGGATTTCATGGCGATCAACAGCGCAGCCTTCGACGGCTTCATGCACACGCTCACCGATCTGGCCAACAAGGACATCACGCTGGAGCACGCCGAGTATCTGGCGGTGTCCATCATCGGCGGCGAGGAAGCCAAGGTGCGCACGAGCGCAGGCTTCGCCAAGGTCATGGACTTGTTCACCGCGTCTGGCGTGGGTGCAGGGGCGGACGGCGTCATCGGCACGGCCTACGGGCTCTTGCAGGGGTTTACAGAATACTCCGATCACTGGGCACGCGCCCGAAGCGCTGAGAACCGGTTTGCCTCCAGCCAATGGGGCCCGGGCGCACAACTCAAGCAGAGGGCTTTGGAGACTTTGGTCGCCCTGTGAACGTGGCGTAGAACTGCGCGAAGCGTCGAAGCTCGGCAAGCGTAGCGTTCTGCTTCATCTTGTTTGCCTTCCTTGAGATCACCATGACGTTGCCCTTCACATACCCCTTTCTGGAATCGATGCGATCCAGTTCAGGGGACGCGTCGTCTGGCACCCCTGTCGCCTTGCGCAACAGAATGCCGAACACAGGGCAGCGCTTTGGTATCTCGATGTCGGCGAGCGTCAAGTTGAACGCAAGCTCTTTTTCTTTAGCTCGGATCTTTGCGCGAACCAGCATGTACTGCTCTGGCACCTCGGCCCTGCGACGTTGCTGGTGTTGCTTGGCATACGCGTTTGCGGCCGCTAGTCGCACGGGGTCTTGCTTCACGCGCTCGCGGTGCTTGGCGGACCAAGCGCGCATGTACACCTTCCGTCGTTCCCATACTTCGGGGCTGACCCATTGCTCCAAGTACCCGTGTGCACCCTTCTGGTAGCCACGAAAAATGAAGCCATCTTCGCGGACTTCGCCCGCCTTGCGTCGTGTGTTCATAGTGACTACTATACACAAGTGTTTTTAATTGACCATTAGGAGAAACAAATGATCTTTACTTTTTCGCAGTGGGGTGCAGGTGCGCAGATGAAGCAGCGCGCTCTCGAAGTCCTGGTGGGGGTGTGAGATGCAGTTCAAAAGCTACTTCACGAGCACACCGTTCTCTGCTGCCGGAGCAGTCACCAGCGAACTGCAAGTGTTCGACCCGTCCCACGGAGGCAAGCTGGAGCACCTGGAGGAGAAGATCGAGCGTCTTCAGCGTCTGTGCGCTGCCATGGTGGAGGTGTTGACGGAAGAGCAGCAGATCGGCCTCGTGGCCATATTCACGCCCGCCTACAAACCTGTTCAGGAGGAATGAAATGAAGCTCGATTTGTTCTGGGTCTGCGCGCTCGCAGTGATCGTGCTCTTCTATTCGGACGATGGGCAGCCGTCGCTGCACAGCGCCATCGTCAAACACTATTCAACCTGTGAGGTATCTAAATGAACGCATTCTTCACCACTCTCTGCATCGTCTGGGGCATCGAACTGGTGGCGCGCTGCTACTACCTGCTCAAGGGGGAAGCGCCCGAGCGTACCTTCGGCACGTTCGCGTTCGACACCGTGGCGGTGATGGGCTTCTTTGTGTGGGCGCTGTTTGTCTGGAAGGGGGTTTGAGATGCTCAAATACTTCCGCAAATACACACCCGCCGAGTTGATGCAGGCCGAGCTCGAAGAGCTTGAACTCCTGCGCTACAAGGAAGACCAGCGTCGTGACTTTCACGCCGCCCAGGTCGAGGGCTACGACAAGCGCATTGCCAAGCTGCGCGGAATGCTGGCCGCTGCGCAGCAGCCAAAGTAAACAGGCATCGGCAGCGGGCCTGTATCAACCGCTGCCAAATCATCAGGAGTTTTTATGAAAAAGAGTCTCATCGCAATCGCACTGTTCATCGCAGCATCCGCGCACGCCACTGTGTTCGGAGACACCACCAACAACCACGGGGGTCGAGGTGGCGACGGGGGTGATGGCGGCCACGCCGCAGCCTCTGCAGGCGCAGCTGCGGCAGCAAGCGCCAAAGCGCAGGCAACGGGGGTCGGTGTTGGTATCGCGACCGGTGTCAACAAAAGCCAGCAGAGCACCAGCGTGGTGGTCGAGGCCGAGCAGAACTTCCGCACCGCAGCCACGGCGTACGCCGCACCCCTGGCAGCCAGCAACGGCACCTGCATGGGCTCGAGCAGCGTGGGCGCCCAGGGCACCTTCGGCCTGTCTTTCGGTACCACCTGGACCGATGACAGCTGCGACATGCGCTACGACGCCGAGAGCCTGCGCGCGCTGGGCCAGCCCGTGGCGGCCCTGGCCCGTCTGTGCCAGAAGCCCGAGATCGCAGCCGCCATGTCCTCGGCCGGCACGCCGTGCCCGAGCAAACCGGCGCCCACTGCAGGTGTGCAAAAGCCCTGGATGACCGACCCGCTGGTCCGCGCACGTGAAGGTCTGGCCCCACTGTGAACAACACTCGCCCTTCGGGGCGAGTCTTTTAAGGAGAGAGCATGACCGACAAAGTAGTGGCACCCCCTGTGCCCGAGCCGACGATCAGCACCGAGCATGGCCCGTGGATTCCGTCGAAGTACAGCGCCGAGGAAGGCGAGAAGTATTGCCAGCGGTGCCTGATGCGTGACAAGTTTTTGGGCGCGAAGGACTGCACGCCGCACATCGTCTATGCGGCACCCACCGAGGCAACCCACACGCAGCCAGCGAGTGATCCTGTTGCGCGAGCCGATGCGCTGAATACGCTTTGCAAGATGCTGCACAACGGTGAAGAAGTCGAAGGCGACGATGGGCTTGCCATGCTCGTGCCGATGGATTTGTGGAACGACGCGCAGGAAGCCATCGAATCGCTGGTCGGTGAAGATGACGCCACCCCGCAGCCAGCAGCCAAGCAGGCAGAGC